CTAATGTTACGCACAAGTTCTAACGTAAGTTATGAACGACAGTTATCCAACTGAAGTAACTGGTGCTTACAAATGTGAACGCAAGACGAGAACGAACACAACACAATAGTTAACATTAAGTGTTGAACTAAAGATATTGTGTGAGTTCTACTTGCGTGAACAGAAGAATAAACGTGAGCTCAATTGCGTAAGCAATTACGAGCGAACTACAGTAGTAATGAGCGAGCGAAGCGAGCGGGTGAAACCCTTGTGCTCTACTAGTTTATTTTTTTTGTTCCACCGGCCGATCGGGAACAGAGGGTATTAAACATGTCTAAAATTTTGTATCATTTTTAGCCCCCTATAGAGGTTTTTCCCTGCCGATGTATAGATAGACTTTATATTTTAGTTTTCCACAATCACTACAACTACGTTGTATGGCTGTGTGACGTATTGACAAATTACTGAAAAGTCTGCGTGGTTCTGCCTGCTTTGGAGTCGAGCAGCAAAGCTACACAAACTACCGTGGTTTCCTATATACCTTCTTTTTAATTCCTTAGCCCTCTCCTCCTATGTAATTTATTCAGAAAGGGTTAGATAGAACCGTAGCTAGCGTAGTTTTGTAGTTTGTAGAATGGTCAAAGATTACAAATATTAGAAAGATGCCACAACAACCTGGTTGGTATAACGTAGCTGGTAAAGGTGAACGTTATTGGGACGGTAAAAATTATAGATTTTATGGACCCAGTGGCACTGCTGCTTCTAAAGGTCAGGGCAAGATAAGCTCAGACGTTGGTGGAATGTTTAATAATATTGTTGATGCTTTTGGTAGAACTACTTCTGATCCATCAAAAGTTGGACAACAACGTTGGCAGCAGCAAGGTTATAAATCAATGGCTGACTACCAAAAAGCTATGACGAAAGCAAGAGAAACTTCTGGACAAACAGGAAGTAATATGTGGCGTTTTCCTTGGGCTAAAGATCAAGTGAAACCATCGACACCAACACCAGTAGACAAAAGAACTGGAAGTGTAGATAGTCCTACTAAATATCCAACTAGAGCTGAGTTAGAAACTATAAAACCTAGCCGAGACTACCAACAAGAAAGGGATGAGGACTCAGGTAATATCAATGGTGTAATGCAGAAAGGGCGAGATCTATCTGCAATTAATTCCGCATACGCAGATCTGTTTGAGGGTATGACATACAACGGTAAAACTATCTACAATAGCAATAGGTTTGTAGATAGTATTGTGAGCACACTTGAATTTAATGGTGGTCTTAATAATCGCCGTATTGTTACTACTGGGAACATCACTGCTAGTAATGATCCGGCTCAATTAAAGCATGATCTAAATGAGCAGCTAATTAAAGGTGCTGAGGTGCTTGCTGCAGGTGATCTTCTCGGAATGCCTAAGGATGAGGCTATGGAGAAGTATAGAGAGAAGCAAAGAGATGAATATCTGCAAAAGACGATGGGACGAGAGGCATATCTGAAATATAAGGGTAAAGATTTCGCTGTCAACGTAGAGGATGATGAACTAGTACGCGATTCAAGGAATTATGAGCGTGGATTCCAAAAGGAAATGCCACAACGGGAGGCAGATGTCTTTTCAGATGCAGAATACGGTTCAAATGAAGCAGATCTTCAGCAAGTAAGTTCAGATCGTATTGAAAGCATCCAACAACAGGACCAATCTGGGTTAGGTCGTCAGATCGTGTCGATAAGAAGTTCCGTGGAGCACGAAGAGACAATTCACCTTACAAAGTCAATGTCAATCTGGATGATTCGTTTGAATTAGATGGAACACCACGTGGATTCGTTCAAGGAGACGTTCAACCAGGACAAATTGTCCCAAGAGAGCTGCGTGAAGCTGCAATTTTGCAGGATGCAGAGCTGACAGATCAGAAGCGCTCCCTGCCTATGTATCAGTCATACAGAAAGGCCCAAGTAGGCGTAATTTTGGAACAGTATTGAAAGATGGTAATGATGACGTAGTTAAAGAGCGGTTATCACGGGTTAAGCGTGCTCGACCTGCTGGTCAGACGTTAAATCCTGAAGACGTCATCTCAGTTGACAAATTTGAGACCGCAAGGCGAGGTCGCGAACGTGGAATCGGTAATGACGGTCCTGAAGAGATGCGTCGTGTTCGTAATGCTCCGTCTCGTGCACAGATTGGACCCGGTAGTGCTTATGACCGTCTGGTAAAAGGAATTGAGAACGGAACAGTCGCACCGACTGACGAAAACTTCCGTTTGTTGGATCGAATGCTTGAATCTGCTGATCCTCAGACAGCTGCTCGTAATGCAAGGATCCGTGGTCGTAAATTAGTACGAGAATCACGTCCTGTTGGTCTTGAGTCTTCTGAACGTCAGGCACGCAGTCGTAAACAGGCTGAAAAGGATATCGTAAGTCAATTAATTGCAAGTCAGGGTAGTACTCCTGAAATGATTGGTGAAACAGTCATGTCTGATGAGGCTTGGAAGGCTAAGGCACAGAAAGTCATTCCATCACTGCCTATTCGATCCCAAGCTGACAACATCAGTGATAGACCTGTCTACCAGATGGTGAATCAGTCTGGTCAAGTAGTTGGACACAGTGACGGTACGAGTTTCTTGGGTGAAGTGAATGATCCAACCAATTCACAGATGCTGAATGCTCCGACACCAGCAGATAAGAGTTTGATGAGCTTCATAAGTGAGAACCTTGAATCCAGATTCGAAGGGTGGTGATTTTCAAGTCAATATTACTGATGCAACAAGCACGTTTACTGATCGTGCACGTGGATTGACAATTGGCACGCTTTGGTCGTGAGTTAAAAGCTCTTCCACCAGGAATTCGCAGCTTTACTGATGCAAGTCAGGCTGATGGCTCGAATTATTCAAGAAGGTCAGGAATCAAGACACTTCATTCAGTAGCTTCAATCCTGAAATCCAACTCAACCGAAAAAGTCCCACCAGGTGTAGGCACCAACTGTTAGTGACTTGATGAGCACTATGAATATTGATAAGAAAGAGCAAAAGAATCTTGCTAATGCTTTGTACATGATGTCTTTGGCAGAAGGCCAAGATGTAAACCAAGAAGGTAAGCAAAGGTTTGCTGAACGACGTGGTTCTTACCAACCTGTCTATCGTCCTAATGCACAACGGGGAAGTGTCAATCTAGATCTACGTAGGCAAGGGAATTGCAGCAGTAGATCTGCCTAGATCAGAACATCACTTTTGATAGTCCAGCTGGACGTTTCTACGACGGTGCTGAGTTGCATATCTTCCGAATTCAAAGCGGCAAAATGATGGATAAAAGCAGATTTACTGTCCAAGCAGCTCTACGAGAATCATATCAAGGAGATCTTAGATCCTGAGACTCGTGCCCCATTCATTGGTGCTACAAAAGAAGCCGGTGAAGGTCCTGCATGGTATTTAGAAAAGGTTTCAATAGAGAAGGGTAAAGATGGTATCTCATTGAAGAAGGATATTCGAAGCAAATGGAAAGAGACCGTAATAAGAAGTCAGGTCGCAAAGGTATGACCAACGGAAAGTAGACTTTGATATTGCCAGAGCACGTGGTGTCGAGGAACGTACAGAACGGATGTACGAAGATCAAATGGTTCGTCAGATCATGCAGGAAGTAGATAGCCGTAAAGCTGATGAACGCTTTAGCGCAAGATGTGAATATGAGCTTCGAGCGTGAACGTATGGAAGAGCGAGTCCTAAAACAAGGACTTGCTGGTGGCAATGCATTGAACACTGATATCCAGTCAATCAAACCTGCACCTGTACAACGTTCAATCGCTCCTGACCCTTGGGCACAGCCAGGTCCAAACAGTCAACCAATGGTTAGTGCAGGAGGTGGTATGGGAGGACAACCTCCACGTCGTCCAGTAGCTGCACTGCCTTATGGATTCTCAGACGGAGATGAGCAAGGTCCTGATCTAGAACGTAAGCGCGGTCCAGGATATAAAACAACCGCAGGTCCAGGTAATGCACAAGGTCGAGTAGAACGTCGCCTCCGTCAAATGGAAAACCTGCGTACCAATCCTAAGTATCAACGTGGACGCCGTATTGCTTATGGAGTTGGAGGTGCTACTGCATTAGGTAGTATCCTAGGTATAGGCAATGATGACGAACGTGAGGAACGTTACCAATGAAGTTCTCAAGAGAAAACATTAAACAGGGACTATTAAATCAACAAGCCTCTATTGAAACGCCCGATAGCTTTGCCACTATTGATGGTGCGACAGTTCCTGGCCAAAGCATGGAACTCTCCAGTGCACATCAACGGATGGCTGGTCAGCAAGGTGCAAGGGCATTGGCAATGATGAATAACCCAGAAGAGCAAGCACGCACTGAAGGTTGGATGAATATGTTCAGGCTAAGTAATCAAGGTGCAGAGTTCGATCGTGCTAGACAAATGGCCATGGCACCACCTCCACCACCTGGAAGTGAAGGTATGGTTTAAGACAAATATTTAACCAAGCTAAAATAAAAAGAGCTTCTGTAATTTACGGATAAATACATCATGATAGGACTATTAGCCAGAGCAATTGCAGCTGCAAAAGGTTTAAAAGCTGGGGCTGCCGTTAGCAAAGCAGTAGGCGGAGCTCGATTTGCTGGAACAAAACTTGCAGAAAAACTTGGTCCTAACTTTGCAAAAGCATTCCCTAAAGAAATTAATGGTGTGCCGTTACGTGGTCGTGGAATTGTTGGATCAGTTTTACCTGACATCGGTTTTGGGGTAATGTCTGGAATGCAGCAACCAGGTGATCTAGGAGATAAAATGATTGCTGGTGGAACGGATATGATTCTTGGAGCAGGACTGACTGGAGGATTACGTGGAGTACTTGGTGCTCGTCCTGGATCAGCACTAAGTAACACAATCGAGATGGCTGGTGGTTACGGATCTGGAATGGCTTCATATCCGCTTTCAGAACAATTGCTACGAATTAAAGGTGGAGGACAAAGCCCCTATGACAAATTACAGACAGAACAATATGCAGAAATGGAGCAACAGATTAAAGACGATCTATATGCACAAATGATGGGCGGTAATCGCACACCATATATACAAGATCCATTCCTTTCAGCCAACGGGTTAGCGTAATGAGAGAAGGACGTATTAAAAATATTCTTGAGACTCTTCAGCGAGTTAAGGCAGGTGCAACGTCAGCATTCGGTGAAGGTAGGGAAGATCATCGTGCTGCACTAAAGCAGGGCTTGAAAGCACAAGGTATTGAAACTGATTCCACAATGTGGGAACAGATGATGGGCTCCAACGCCACAGTCACTAGAGCACGTGAACTGATGGGTATGGCAGACCCTGCACAGGTACAAGCACGTAAGAACATGGGCCTAGGGCTCTCAGAAGACAAGGCAACACGGATTGGACAAGTTCTGGGGACGCTTGGTTCTGATGTGGTCCAAGACCGTGGAAGGAGCATCTGGTGGCTACTCAATGCACCACAGGCAACAGCACAAGTCCTACAAGATCTTGCACTCAAGAAGCACGCACCAAACTTATATAAGGCTGACGTAGTTCCAGGGGTCAACACTTTTAAAACTGCTGTCCGAGAAGGTCTAGTTGATGCCGAAAGTGGAATGGAGAAAAAAGGCGTTTCTACACGGAAAGTACAAGTTGGTAAAACCAAAGGTGGTGAGCCTAAGTTCCGTACCGAATATAGAAAGCGTCGTTACGAACCAGGCTTTGTGGATGTACTTGCTTTCCCAGCTGGACTTGCAGTGAACAGTTCAATCGGTTTAATGAATCCGTTTGGTGGACAGGAAGGTTATAAGGCAGTATTCGAGAGTGAAGAAGATGCAAGTAAGACTTCAAATGTACTTGGAGAAGTAGCAGCTAAGTATGTCCTAGGTAAGACTGGTAACTTGCTCCCATGGGATGAGTTTAAGAAAGTACGTCCAGACGTATCGAAGGGTGAGTACATGGCGTACAAAGCATTCAAGTTTGACAACGACGCTGACCTCAATCCATTAGATGGAGATCTTGTGGGACCAGCTGGTGTGATCAAGTACACCGATGAAGGCATTCACGGACCTGAGGTTCAGTTCCTTGGTCGTAGCCTTCCAATCGCTACTGGCATCATGCCAACTGCAGCAGCAATTGCAGGTACTGCATATGGAGCACGTCGTGGACCTGGTCGTGGGTTAGCAACAGGATTACTTTCCTCAGGAGCAGCGATGCTCACAGGAAACATTATCGAAGGTGAACGCCGTCGTCGCAATGCTGAATCAAACGGTATTGATACAATTTAAAGATAAGGATTAATAAAATGACTGCATACGCTGGCGGCCCACAAATTCAAAACTATTTAGATCCCGAAAGGCCAGACTATGGGGCTATACTTTTATCAGGAGCAGAGTCAACAAGTGCATTGGAGCAAGCTTTAATGAAATTAAATTCAGAAGTACAAGGTACCGAAACAATATTTGATGCACGAGTAAAGGCAGCAAAGATGGGAGCTGCTGATGCTTCAAACCTTGCGGGCGCAGAGACGTTTGCAGCAGGCTTGGGAGCAGGAGCTAAAGCAATTAGTGCAGGAATTGGTGCTATTCCAACTGGTGGTGGTGGTGGTAATGAAGGTTTAGGGATACAGGCAACAGATATACTATAGATCACAGCACAGTGGGGCTGGATCAGCGCTAGGTGAAGCTTAATAGGAATGACTGGCTACAGGTGGTACTTTATGGAATTCAGATATGACCAGTAATCTATTTTAAGAGAAATTTTCCAAGTTAAACTAAATAAAGGAATTACCGTAGAAACATGGCACGTCAAGCTCCTAGTATTTTTGGCTTTACAGGTAAAAGTCGGTGACTATAAAGTACCTGAATTTTGGGGACTCGGCACAGCTCGTACTACAACAAGTGCAGGTAGTGCAGCAGACACTGTAAGTGTTGGTTCTATATACGGAGGACTTAGAGAAAACTCACCAGATCACGAAGATATTGTCAAGAGAATGGAACGCATGCGGATGGAAGAAAATATAGCAGCACAAACAGCTAGTGCATTCATGGAGAAAGCTAGGCATTGAAGCTGACGCAACAAAGGATATTGCAAAGTTTGAATCGAAAGCTGCTAAGGATCAAGCAGATGCAACCAAAAAGGGTAGTATCTTTAGTGCAATTGGAAGCATCGCTTCTGCAGCAGCACCATTACTTGCTAGCGTCAGACGAAGATACTAAACATACAATCGATAAGTTAGAAAACGCATGTGAAACACTGCGTCAATTAAAGCCTGTCACCTTCTTCTACAAAGAAGAGTACAGCCAACATCCAGAGCGTATGCACTATGGATTTATTGCACAGGAATATCAGAAGGTAATGCCTGATGCAACCTATACAGATTCAACGACTGGCAAGCTTTGCATTGATCCTATTGAACTGATCGGACTACTCGTACGTGCTAATCAAGAGCTAGAAGTACGTGTTACGCGGATGGAAGCAAAACAAGCATTAGCAACTGTGTAAAATAGTAAAAGATCAGCAGAAGATGAAAGAGTTTCCTATTACAGTTTAGGTAATCGAGAAGAACGTAGAGCTACTGCAGAAGCCCGTAATGACAATTTACTCCTGCGTGCTCAACAGCGTGCCGATGCGAACGAAAGTCGTTTAGATGAATTGGGTTATCTCAGGTCACGCGATAATAAAGAAGATCTCCGTTATAACGAAAGGATGGAACGTGAAAACAAGAAAGACAGACGTGCAGCTATTTCTTCAACAGTTGCAGGTCTTGTTGCCCTTGGTGCAGCTTTTGCAGTTTAAGAATTACTGGCCATAATTGTAACCAGCAATGAAGGCATTGTTCTTGGCGATGCCCCCTGCAACATCTGCGGGAATCTCCCATTTACGTAAGAAATATTCAGATGCGGCTTGTGGTGTTTGGAAAGTAGTATTTAAAAAATCATTAGTAACCTTGTTGTATTCAGGCAATTGATTTTGTGACAACGCATGATCTAATTGACCTTTCCAATTGGTATTAAGCTACAGCAAGTGCTCCAGCCTTACGTTTAGCTGATTTAAGCTTCGATGCAGAATCAATTTGCATCTTCTTGGCTTTTACATCTGCGTCAGCAGTAAGACGTGTTGCAGCTACCTCAGCCTGGTTTTTAATAGTAGCTAGCTTTTCTTTCTTCTTCAACTCTGCATTCGTCAGAGCAATTTCACCCATGTTCGGTGAGTTTCTACGTGCTGCTAAGAATGCACGAAGAGTATCGTCAGCAACTGCCTTACCTGCCTGTGAGTAATTACCTTGTGCACCGATACCTTGAAACTTGATCATATTGATTAATCATGCGATATGGCTATTCTAACTTTTGTAGAATATAGAAAATGTGTGTTAAATAAGAATGGCTTCAGTAGATCCAAAATACATGAAAAAAACTGTTACTGGCACAACCAGAGGGGAATTGCAAGGGTCATCTCCACAGGGCGGACGTAAAATTAATCCTCCTGTAGCTCCAACAATTGCTGGTGCTAGCTATGGAACTGGCAGTCAAAAATCAACTACTAATAACCCCCTACCACCAACAGCGTCTACTCCTACCCCTACGCAGGAACTAAAACCCTCCCCGGTCAACCAACCCTCCCCCCGGAACACAAAAAGGATCTTTTGATTTTAAAAAAATCATGGATTCGTTTTATAATTACAAACCTAAGGAAGATGGTGATGCCACTGATTTGCAGAAGCAGGCATATCAAGGAAATATGGTTCAATCGATTCTTGATAGCCAATTAGCACAGCAGCTGGGTCAATACAATGCAGGCTTAGCTCAAGATAATATGACGCATCAAGCTGATCTTGAGCAACGTAATCAGACTGGCCTAATGGCTGAGGAGTTTAATTATGGAATGGCTGGAATGGATGCGCAGTTCAAGTACGGAGAACAAGGAGCACAGAATCAACATGAACGTGATATCGGAATGCTATCGGCAACTGGTGAAGAGCAGCGGCTTAATCTTTCAGCACAAGGTGATCAAGATCGTCTGGGTCAAATCGTAAAGGGTGAACAAGATCGTATGACCAACGATCTAAATAACCAATCCTCCGAAGCAATTGCTTCTGGACGATATTCCGCTGATACAACAATTGCATCAACACAAGCCGATGCTAGTAAGTACGGATCTAAAGAAGCTGCCGACGCGAGTAAGTATGGTTCTCAGGCTAGTAAAGATGCAAGCATTTACGGTTCGGATCGATCGGCTCAATCGAGTATGTATGGATCTGACAAATCAGCTGAAGCAAGTATCTATGGATCTCAAGCAGCTAAAGATTCAAGTATCTTTGGTTCACAAGCATCAAAGGACGCAAGTACTTATGGATCTGATAAATCAGCTCAAGCTAGTATGTATGGATCTGACAGATCAGCTCAAGCCAGTATGTATGGAGCAGATAAATCTCTTGAAGGATCTAAATATGGTACAGATGGAGTTATCCGTAACACTCGTGCAACAGGAGATGAAACTCGTAAGACCATGGATACTGAGCAACAGCTAAAAGCAAAAGAGCGGGCAGGGATGCATAAGTATGCACGTGGTACAGCGAGGGCTATGTAGTGTCAACCACGAAGGCTAAAACAGGTAAGGTCTATTTAAATACAGTTGACCAATGGTTGGATAATATCCCTGCATCTGATAGTGAGGACTTCAAAGAATTTGCTGAGGTAACTCCATCCATCATTGAGATTTGGGTATATTCAGGAATCGTTGGATATGAAGGTACATTCAATGATCTTAGTCGATGGGTCAAAATGAAATATAAGAAGCTGGATCGTCGTGGAATTCTTAACAGTGAAATTAGTGCCCTTCATTCCGATATACAGGAACTTAGAATGGCTATTACCTCAGGAGAAATCAAAGGAGATAACGGTGCTGCCAGGTTGGCGGCCCTGGAAAAAGAGCTTCGTTCTCACATTGAAGTCTCCGAACGAATCAATAAGTCTACTGATAAACGCGGGCTCGTCTTGGCCGGTGCAGACAGAGTGATGCGTGAAATGACAAGTATTTTCAAAGATGATCCTCAATTTGCTGAACCCATTGAAAATGCTATAAATGCAGTATGGGCAAAAGTCTATAGTGAGGTTAGTAATGCATGATCTTAGTCTGCCAGAACTTCCTGGTTATATTCCTAGTGTTGATATTCAAGAGCTGCGTCGTCAGGAGTATTTAGATAACCGATTGCCATCGATGCCTGGTGTAAGTATTGAAAAGTACTTTATGACTGATAGGCAAGCAGAAGCAGCAGCATTGGCACAAGCTATTGGCATCGCATACGAAGAAGATAGACAGCGTGCAATTATTATGCGAGCAAAGATGAGAGCTGAAGAAAGAATTGCTCAAAGATATGCTGAGGGTGAATATTAAAAGCTAGACTGATAGAAAAGTATCAGTATGGCAATTGCAAGTTCTTCATTAGCATTTAAACGAGCTGCCTTGATGACAGCTACGAAGGTTACATCAAAACCCCCAACACCAGAGGTACTAAGAGCACGCGACGATTTCAAGGACTTTTGTGTAGCAATGGGAAAAGCTCCAGCACATCACATGTTGGAGTGGCATACGGAGTTATGTACCGGTAAAGATAGCGAGTGCCTACTTGGAATAGCGGGTCCTAATACTTCAATTTTGGCACCACGAGGATCAGCCAAAAGTACCGTGCTTGGTTTATTCGCAGCTTGGATGATTGGACGTCACACAGCTGCTAAAAAAATGTTGAGGATCTTGTATATCGCATATATGGTAGACATCAGTAGAGCCAAGTCTGCAACTATTAAAGGGATTCTTACTAGTAACAAGTACAGAGAAATCTTTCCAATGGTGAGATTAAGTAAAATAAAACGTTCGGATGAATATTGGTCAATTGATTATGATTTTGCAGGTATTGATACAGCAGGTGAAGAAGCTTTTACAATTGCGTGTGGTGGTCTCAAAGGTGCAATCACCTCTAAACGATCACAGCTGGTGCTTATTGATGACCCTATTAAATCTGCCGCTTCGATCAACAACCCAGACATTCGCCGTGAGATGGAGCAAACGTGGTCTAACGTTATCGCACCAACGATGTTCCAAGGTGCACGGGCTATCTGTTTGGGAACCCGCTTCCACTTTGACGATGTTCACGCAACTCTGTTTACTCCCAAGCACAACTGGAAACAGATAGTCCAAAAGGCTGTAATTACAGATGCTGAAGGTAGACAACGTTCATACTGGCCAGAATTCTGGTCTATGAAATATCTCAACGAAAGAAAGCTTGAAAACCGTACCGCATTTGCATATCAGTATTTGAATACAGCTGTCCGTAATACAGATGTAGGCATCTCACCTGAATTGATTGTTCGTTCTGAAGTGCCTGAAGACTATGACTGTCTTGGTGTAGGAATTGACTTGAGTGCAGGATTATCAGAAAAGAATGACTGGACTGTATTTACACTTGGTGGAATTAAAGAAGGCAAGATTTATTTAATTGATCAACGTCGTGAGCGGACCATGGGAAACATGGACAAGATGGACACGCTTTGTGAAATGCTTGCAGATTGGAACATCCTTGTAGAAAACGATGAAGGTCAGTTCTTTCCAACAATGTCACCTTGCATAATCTGGCCTGAAGCTGTTGCGTACCAAACTTCTTTTGAAGGTGACTTCAAACGAATCATGCATGAAAATCGTGCTCTATACAATCTGACAGTTTCTCCAGTCAAAGGTTTTAAGGGAGACAAATTAGCGAGATTACGCGGAGTTCTAGGTTTATATGAAAATCGAAGAGTTGTTTGGAACAAGTGGAGAAAGTGGAATGTACTTGAAGAAGAGCTCTTAAACTTTGGTCATTCACAACATGATGATGCTGTTGACAGTATGGTTTTAGTTATGGGTGGACTACTTAGAAGAGGTAGTTTACAAATTGACTACAATAGTGACAGCTTTAGTTTATAAAGAGGCATGTCAAAACTAAAAAAAAGAATGGCTGGGAAAAAGCTTGATGAACGTTTTGGTGAAGGGTTCACAGATCGCGTAAAAGGCGATGGAATGCAGGAACCTACTAAACAGGGTTATTCCAAACGAGAATTGCTTGCTGAATTTCGCGGACGTCCAGATGGTGTAAGTATCGATGAAGGTGAAGGAAACTTAGTTGATAAATACCAAGGTCTTGTAGACTCAGGCAAAAGATTCAATAATCAAGCTGAGGACTATCTAAAAAGCCATGGTGTGATTTTTAATCAGCCTGAAGAGATTGTTATCAAAGATGAGCCTGAAGAAATCGATCTTATTACTGATGAGCCTACAGTTGAATATACTCCAGCACCTGTAACATTTTCCTCAGCACCAATTCAATCAATCGTGAGTAGTGGAGACGGTGGAATGAATATTAACCAGGACAATGATATTAGTAATATGATCTACGGCAATGATAATAATGTTTCGAACTATCAAGATAATTCCATAGGCAATATTGGGGATGAATTATATGCCCAACGAAATCCCATGGATTTCAAAAATATGTTCATGCAAAATCTATTTAGCTGAGGACTGAACCATGGCAAGAAGGAATCAAGGTAAAGGAAACAAAGGCGGTGGAAACCGAGGTGGTGGAAACCGAGGTGGTGGAAACAAAGGTGGTGGAAATAGAGGTGGTGCCAATAATCCGGGGTGGTGGAGGCGGTAGAAGTCAGCCTGCAGCACAGAGTGGAAGAGGTGGCGGCGGTAGAAGTCAGCCTGCATCCAGTCCTTCACCACAGCCAGCTCAAGCTAAAGCGCAAAGTCAGCTTAGAACTAAAGTCCAAGGACTCCGCGCTAAAGCCAGGGAAGCTACTAAATCTGGTAACGATACTCGTGCAAGCCAAATTCGTGCAAAGATTGGCAATAAGAGAATTAAAAATACACGTAATAAACTTGCTACAGCTCAAGCTGCGGGCAATACAAAGCGTGCTGGACGTGTTGGTAATCGTCTAGAGAATTTAAAAACAAAGAGAAACGATAGACGTCAAAAATCTTTTAACTCACAGCAGAATGTCAACAGTGCGGCAGATTTTGATTTTGCAAAACATTCTAAAGGGAGAGTCGGCGTAAGGGAGCTCGGGTATCTCAAACGTGATAAAGGTTTCTCTAGAGATGAAATTGCTGCAGCCGCCAACAATAGTGGATTAAAAATTGGCAAGCGAGCTCAGAATCGCCTTAATAGGTGGGCTTCCGCTAAAGATAAAGCTAATGGCACTCCTGTACCTGAAGGTAGTCAAACAATTATAAATGAAGAGCAACCTCCAAAATTTGACCAACCGTTGACTACTATGCCTGTACCTCAACCATCTCCTTCTCCTTCTCCTTCACCTTCACCTTCACCTTCACCTTCACCTTCTCCTTCTCCTTCTCCTGATAAGCCGATCACAGTTGTTAACCCCCAACCAAATCCATACGTTACTCCTAACCCGACCATCGTCACTCCTCAACCTACCGTTCAACCTTACTCAGCCAAATCCTTATATAACTGATATTGATGATAGCTTCAATGATTTTGATGATAGCTTCAACAATAACAACGACCAAGATGTTGACTACACTCAGACGTTAAATGTTAATCAAGACAATGACATCAACAATAATGTTACTGGTGACGGCAACTACATAAATAATCAGCAAGATAATTCCATTCGTAACTACGGTGGGGATCAGCGCGTCTTTAATTATCAAAGCAATGGTTATGGTGGCACAGGCAGAGGTGTAGATAGTCCTGCATCTGCTGCAACAATGGCCGGTTTCTATTCACCTAGTGATAGTCATGCCGCTAACGCTGCTCGTCTTGATCGACGCATAACTCAAGGAAACGATTATGCGAAGAACAATATGAATACAAGTAATATTGCACAGGGTGCAATGATGATGGCAAAACAAAATAGAAGCATTGATCCAGCTCTCATGGATCAGCGTGTTCAAGGACGAGGTGCTGCAAGTAAAGCTCAGGCTTACATGATGGGTAACTCTATTTATGGTGACCTTGCTGGCTTTAGGCCCCAGTGGAATCAACCACAGTCCCCTAAGCCACCTCAAATGCCCAATTTCGGTTAGTACATTAAATAAGAATTAATCGATAGACTAATAGTAAAGAGAACATAGTATGAATCAATCAGGAGATAACGGATTCAATCAAATCCTCACTGCTGCCAAGGAGCGGCGTGGGGACTTGTCCGTTGACACAATGATTGTTAGTTCTCATCTATCACAGATGAGAATGTTCATGCTACGTCGGGGTGTTGAGTTCTATGCTGAACAAGATAGCTACGGCTATCGAAAAGAGTTTCTTTCAAAAGTCTGCGAGCAAAATATGCTCGACATGAAACTAGATAGTATTGTTGATTATTTCTTATGTGACGGACAGGGTTTATTCTACTTCCGTCCATCTGGTGATGATTATCAACTTCTTTACTTTCCAAAAGAAAACTATAGAGCCTATAGAGATCAGGAAGGTAATTTAAGTAGTGTTATATTACGCTATACCTTTAACGTACAAGAAAACAAAGGCTTTGACAACTATCCCACCAACACTCAACGTGGTGGAAAGAAAAAATATATCAAACTTCAAGTCTATAAAGATCGAATCGAGCAAACAATTTCTGATGAAAAAATTGAATTCGAGAATTCACTAGGGGGACCACAAGTTTCATTACCGGGTCAAGTTGAAACACTCACTAATAGTCTTGGTTTTATTCCAGCAGTAGAAATCTATAACTACATGGACTGTACCGGTGAAGCTGCTGGTAATGGTGAGTTTGAATGGTTGTCCAACCAAATCATGTATCACAATGAATTGGTTCAGAATGTTCGTAAGAACTTGAAGTTCTTCGGCAATCCTACGTTGATTTCTAGTCGTCCTAAGCAGGATATTATTGAAAGTGGTGATGAAAATACTTTCCGTCCAACAATAAGTTCACAAGCTGGCTTCAGTGCTATTGGACGTTCTAGTACACGTGTAAGTGAACCGTTTGGCGGTGCTTCCATGCTGGACGGACAAATCAGAGTCCCGAGAGTTATTGCAAACCTAGAACCAACGGATCGTATTAGCTATCTAACGCCTGACAGCGTTAGTGGTGATCAAAACATGTATGTCAAGCAATACCGTCAAGAGATTCGTCTAGCACTTGGTGGTGTGGATGATCTTGACTTCCAAGCTGCTGGTACTGCATATGAAATTAAAACTCTGTATGGACGTGTAGCAGCGACTGCTGAAAAGAAAGCACGTGCCATGTTTACGTATGGTCTTTGCCGCTTATTTTCATTAATGATCTCTCATGAAGAACGTATGTTTAATGAGAGCTTTAGCGTAGCAATTGGATTGGAAAAGCCTGTAATTCCACTCATAGAAGATTATCCAAACCCCGAAGATTATCAAAAGCAGAATGAAAAGTATAGAAAGAACTTTGCTAAGTATGAACGCTTAAAGAATGAAGCACTGAACGCTATACTTGAGGGAGGCGAAATGCCCCCTGGTGTAACTGGACTTATTCCAGATGGAAGCACACAAGTTGACTGGCGTTGGATGGGTGAAGTTTTTGAAGATAGCTCTGATGAGATCCTTCAAAACTCTATCGTTGTCCGAAACCTGCAAGAAGCAGGCGTTGGTTCAATTGAAGCACTGAAGTACCTCTTCCCAAGTAAAACTGACGAAGAACGTTCAGCAATGTTAAGTGGATTTCCATTCAGAGTAGTCCAACAAACACAACAAAGTATTTCTCAATTCATTGGATTACTTGGCAATTTATATCAGTTGCCACATCCACAAACACCGGATAAGCCTTTGGCATCCGACCCGAACCTAGATATCACTGGGTTCTTATACAGATCACTAGATTATTTACGTAAGGAGTTAAGTTACAGTGGAAAGTACAAACCAAGTAGCAACGACACAAGCATCAGTAAGCTCTCCGATGCAGACATCCGCCGCTCCGGTCTCGGCAGGACAGTACGCGACGAGCGCACCCCAGACATTCCAGGGCTCACCGATGGGCCAGGCACCTCAGGCTCCGGTCTACCAGGCGCAGGCCCCGGTAGCGCAGGCTTCGGCACCAGCGCAGGCCAGCAATCCGTGGCAGGAGGCGTTCCAGGCGCTGAGCGCAAGTTTGAATACAAGCAGCCCCTCCCAGGCCCAGGTTCCATCCTCGGCGTATCAGACGCCAACACCTCAGGCACTTATCCAGGCTCCGCTGGCTTCGGTTCCCCAAACCCAGCAACAAGCCCAGTATTCGGATCACCGGACTTACAGTCCCCAAGCTTCAACCCAGGCTTATCAGCAGCAGGCTTACCAGCAGCAGCTGGCCGCTCAGGAGGCGTACCAGGCGCAGCAAATGCAGGCTCCGCAGGTAAACGACGGGTACCTAAGTCAAATCAGCGACGAAAGTCTTGAAGTCCTTGAGCACTTTGGTGCTGAAGCCCCTTCCCTTCTGAACACCTATGCCTGTGCCGTTGAGGATGCCCTCATCGAGCAAGTACAGCGTGGTCAGTCCCAGTCACTCATGCTTGAGGCAGCTGGTGAAGAGCGTGCAGCTATGAACCTCATGCTCACCGACCCAGACGTTCTTGCTGATTACGTCAACGATTTCTACGGCCCTGAAGGTCCATATCCAACTGAGACTCCTCAAGAGGCATATGACCGTGAGCAGTACGAAGCTTACGAACAGTTTGAAGCTGAAATCGAAGCACAAGAAATGGGTCAAGTCCCTGCTTCCTTCCAGCGTCCACAAATGGACATGCCAGTTCCCGGTCGCCAGCAGAACCCTGCTAATGACTTCTGGGGTGGCTTTAGCCAGATGATGGATCAGAACCCTGAGAACGCTTGGCAGTACCTTTCCCAGGCACAGCCCGGCATGCTCTCTACGAAGATGCTTGTTCAGGACACCTGATAAGTAACAGTAAGGGGGTACTTAGATGTATCCCCTACAATATAAGTATTAGTTAGTAATTGAAAATGCAAAGAATTTCTCCTTTTACTATTGCAGAAGAGATGGTTGCTAATGCATCAGCTCAAAATGGTCAACGTGGAATGCTTCGTACTTCAGCACCACTAGGCCCACAAGCAATGGCTGCTCCTAGTCCGTACACTGATGTACGTGCTGCTGATGACGCGCAGGCTTACAACAACTCCAGAATGATGGAGCAAAACATCAATCAAAATACTTTTACTGCCATGCAGCAGGCAGGCGCTAATGCAAAGCGTGGTGTTCAAAAACAACAGCTTGCAATGGACAATCAGGAATATAAAGCAAATGCACTCCTTACACAGCGCACAGGTGAAGTTCTCAGCATGATGAATTCGCCAGCCACGTTAGCAATGGGCAATATGTCGCCACCACAAATGGCAGCATTCCGAGCTGACATTGCAACTGGCAAAGCAATGGCAATGGGAGTTAATCCAGATTTGGTTATGAATCAAGTTAACGAACAACGTTACGGTTAATTTATTAGAATAAAGAGAGTTGTTGTAGATAGTTATTGTGCGCTTAGCAGGACAAGAAACACAACACGATCCTGAGGTATTCCAAACTATTTGGAAACACCTTAAAAGTGATGGCGTGCCAGATCAAGCCGCCAATCAAATGACAGCAGAGATGCTGACTCATGGAGAAGATTTTGAAAGCAGTGTAGAAAGATATCAACAGTTCGAAGATAACTATCGATCAAAAGGATTTAACGAACATGCTGCACAAGCAATGGCAGTCGAAGCATTAGAAGGAAGAGAAGAAGCCCCGAAGGAAAGTATTAGATTTGCTCGCACACATGCTTGACTAAATATAGAATAAGGGCTAGATTTAATATATAGACAAGAAAACAATATGTCAGCAAAAATTTCAGGTGATTCCGTACGTTCTTACCTTCGAGATATCGGACGCATTCCACTACTAGAGCATGACGAAGAAATCATACTTGGTCGTCAAGTTCAACGAATGATGGAAATCAAAGCATGTGAAGATCTACTAAATAAGCCAAGTCAAGAGGACCTAGCTGTATCACTTGGTATTACTACAAAAGAACTAAAACGTGATATGCGTGATGGTAAAAGAGCCAAAGACAAAATGGTTACGGCAAATCTGCGATTAGTTGTGTCAGTTGCCAAGAAATATACAAAACGGAATATGGAATTGCTTGATATTATTCAAGAAGGAACAATTGGATTGGTAAGAGGTGTTGAAAAGTTTGATCCTGGCCGTGGTTACAAGTTCAGTACTTATGCATATTGGTGGATTAGACAAGGTATTACTAGGGCAATTGCGGAGAAGTCACGCGCAATACGCTTGCCGATCCACGTCACTGAGAATCTCAACAAGCTTAAGAAAGCACAGCGGGAGCTAAGTCAGTTAAATGGGGAACTACCAAATGTATTTCAGCTAGCTGACTATCTAGGCTTATCAGTTGAAGAGATCAAAGACCTGATGTGTAAGGCTAGACAACCTACTTCGCTCGAAATCAAGATTGGTGAAAATCGAGATACTGCATTGATTGATCTACTAGAAGACGAAAGTCAACTGCCTGACATGTTAATTGAACGTCAGTTCATTAAAGAAGATATTAGAGATTTAATTAAAGACCTGCCTGAGATGCAAGCTGCTGTAATCTCTATGCGCTACGGCATAGGTGAAGATATCTTGGAACCAATGTCTATGACAGCTATTGGTCAAGTTTTAAATATGAGCCGTGATCGCGTGCGTACTCTTGAGCAAAAAGCAGTAAGAGGACTCAGAGAACATAACCAGCAAATTAGTAATTATCTCTAATTACAATAAGAGTAGGTACCAAGACCACATGCGATGAATGTCACACAACAGGTTATAAATATTGAGCAAAGCTACGGTGGGGCTCCTAAAGCAAATCCCGAGTATTATTCAACAAACAAAACACTGGATTATGCGAAAGGATCTAATAGCTTATTAAATGCTCGATCTGAAATCATAACTTCTGTACCTACAACCTTTGCCTACAAAGACTCGGTTGGTTTGTTTGGTGCAGAGAATGTTTTTATCAAAGTTGATTTAGATATACAGAGTGGAAAAGGATTTTACCAAAACGTCCCATCTCTTCTTGACAACGGATATTACAGTATATATGTAAATACCACCGATCCTGATATTGATTTTTTCTTTGACCCAGCAGAGATGGATTTCGCTCGTGAGTTCTTTCCTGAAAATAGTTTTGAACCTACAACATTAAATGACAACCTTGATAACATTAGACATCCGGTAGTAAGTGTATCTATAAATAATTTAAAGACAGGAAACAAATTTGTCGATGCTTGGTTCGATGTTCGGTTGTACACCAAAGATCGTATTGAGCACCCGTACGACACTTTATATATTGATCCAAAGAGTTATTTTTATATTGGTTTCCATGCAAGAAACACAAGAAGACTGCCATACAACGTGAGTATGACAGTCGGTGATTCTTATATTGCAGAACAAGATTTAACTAGTGAGCAAAGACGCTACCTAGTTTAGATATCCTCTTCGTCTGCGTCCTCAACAACCTCAGGTTCGGGCTCAGGTGCAGGCACAGGTGGAGTAGGCAAAGGATTGATAGAGCGTTTTAGTACACTACCTCCAGAGATTTTAGAGAACTGATACTCAACCAAAAGGTCATTGCTGCCTTCACCAAAGACAGCTACACGATCAATAGCTCCTTTGCTGTTCTGTGGGAAGGAGAAATTACCATAGCCATCATGGCGAATTTCCATCGTCACGGGACCAATGTAAGGAACAACCAAACGTACAGATTCGCCGTTATCCAAAGCTACATTGAAGATCGCTGCTTCGATATATTGAATTGATCCCTTTTTATTCCACCAACGTGGAAAGCGATGCACCGATCCACGATTAGGCAGAACCAGCTGCATCTCTGTACCAGTGTGATTGACAACGTCAGTGCCACCCTTGTAAACAAGTTTATCGGCCATTAGTTTTACTTAAATACCTTCTTCTATTTTAGTCATCTTTTCATCAGCACGTTTTGACCATTGAAGATTATCTGCACGGCAATCTTTTTTGTTGCTGTTGATATGTTTAACAACGCTACAACCTTTAAGTCGCCCATATGGAGTTGGGGGTAATCCAAGAAAAGCAAATGCAACAAGAGTATGCACAGGAATAGTTATTAACTTACGGCGTCCAATGCGTTGAGTTAAGTTTACGACTGGGTAACCACCCTTACTTATTTTCTGCTTAAGAATCCTTTCGATCCTTCCCTTAGTACTTTTAATAAGACCTTTTTGGTTTACATAGTACTCAATGCAGCACTCAAAACCCGGCAATGTATGCACAGGGATCCATTCATTATTGTCTATAAAGTCCATATAACCAAGTATTCTGGGGTATCTAAATAATATTATAGCGGTAACTATTAACATCAGTATATGTGACTAGTCGAAGTCACTTATAAACCTTTTAGCTTACGGAGTTAGAAATCCATGTGGATTGATAATGACTTTCCTAAGCTCCTTGGTGCAGAGCTTTACCGCCCTCACCCTGCCTACATCATTGAGATGGCAGTTGAGCCGGTAGTTGTCCACGATTTCAGCAAGCAACCCGGCCAGACCGTACAGCTTGATCGTTATCGTTTCTGGGGCAAGCCTGGCACTAAGGAGTCCCGTGAGCGGACCGCCGATCAAACCCTCGGCACCGCTTCAGCTCGCAACATCGTCAAGGACAAGGTCCTTGTGACTCTGCGTGAGTACACCGGCCCAGCCGATACCCGCGACACAGCACAGCCTTCTACCTTCAAAGTTGCTCGCGAAACCCTGATCACCGCTCAGCGTTTGCTGCTTGATACTGGCAACCTGAATGTGTTCCACCAGTCGATCGGTAGCTTGACGCTGCTTGACGACTATCGCCGTTGGCGCGATCGCGTCTTTGCTAACGAACTGCTGAAAGCAGAAGCAAATGGCAAAGCTGACAAAGAGCAAGGTGGCTACTACCTTCCTGGCGACAAAGTCAAAGGCGCATCTGGCGGCACCTTGGGTGTTACCTATGCAACTGGCGAGTCTGCCAAGTTTGATGTAACTACTGACCTTCTCGAAGTTGTTAAGGACATGCGTAAGCGCAACGTCCCAACTTTCGCTGATGGTTACTACCGCTGCATCGTGGATCCAACTGCAATGATGCACCTGCGTCAGAACAGCGACTTCCGCGAAATCGCACGTTATCCAGGCACTGGCATGGTCAACCCCATGTCACCCAACCAGGCACCCAACGCAAACTTCTACCAAGGAATGGGTCCTGCTTACGGCCAAGCTGGCTTTGTTGCTGGTCAACCCGTAATGCCTACTGGCTTCCTCTTTGAGGGTGTCCGTTGGTTCGAGTCCACCAACCTGCCCGAGACCTCTTACAACCTTGTTGTTACCGATGCTGCTGCTGGCGCTGCTGATTACACAGCTTCCCAGTTGATCTTCTTCGGTCCTCAAGCTGTGGGTGTGGGTATTGGTGGTAACAATGCGCAGATTCTGTTGAACAACAACGACGACTTCAGTCGTTTCATCATCATGATCTGGAGCTTGTTCGCCGGTTTTGAAGTACTTAATAAGGACTTCATCACGGTTGGTTACTCTTTCGTATATTGATAGGAGCTAACTAACTATGTCCGTAATTTTTCCCGGTAATTATGTCGCACACTTGAACGCTTATCGCGATCAAGGTGTGTTTGCACTTCCAGGCGTTGAGTTTTATCAGGTCGTCGGTGCTGCAATTGTTGATGCCAACATTGCAAGCTCCGGTACCCTCACGCCTCAAGTCCAGTCACCTGACCTCCGTCAGGATGACAAGCCACGCTTGAACAAGTCAGTGACTGTTCCTGCTGGTGCTGTCGTGTATCGCACGGCTATTAACACTGTCAACCTGTCCTCTACAGGCACCTCTACGGTTGCTGTTGATGGCTTGACAACCGCTGGCCTGGAAGCATCCTTGGCAGCTGTTGGTGGTGTTTATCCCGCCGCTGGTGGCAAGACAACATTCGATGGTTTCGCAACGACTTCTAGTGAGTCTTCTGCTGCCACGATCACTATCGCTCACTCAGGTGCTTTGAGCCTGATTGATACTGATAGCTGCGCCGCTGTGATTGTTGAAGTCTGCTACTACTTGTCTGCAGACGGCCCTGATTCAGACGACCTTTCCCTCCCTTATAAGACGGAAGCTGGACAAGGTTATTGATAACTTAGTCCGACATTATAAGCGTCTCTTAGGGGGCGCTTTTTTTGTGTCTATAATAATGGGGTACGGTATAAATAGTAATGAGTAATCTTTTTCAGGATCAAAAAACAGGCAAGCTTGTTGAGTTTATTAATAAGCACGACAAAGAATATGCAATGGTCAGAGACGCTGGAGGCAATATTGCTTATGTATGTCTTGATTCATTAGTTCCTTATGACAAGGACAAAGGTCGTCTAACTAAAGTAGCTGCACCACAAATTCAACCTGAGCCTGAAGAAGAGCTGCCAGTGCCTGTCGTACCTATTGAAGATACACGCTTAAATCTAAACATGGCACCAGCAGAACAGATTGCAAAAAGGTTGCCAGGTGTTGGCTATGCCACAGCAAAACGTATTGTCGAACTACGGATGTCACTAAGTGGTGAGCGGTTTAACAACCTTAAGCAGCTAGAAAATATTCCTCGTGTCAACTGGGACCAGCTCATTGAAGAAGACTTAATCTTTATTAGTTAAACTAGGGTTAGTATTATTGAGGAGATAAATGCTAACAGTACAAGAAGCACTTTTGTTCCAAGCTGCTAAAGATGAGCAGGATCGAATTGATGCGCAAGGAACTGCTGGTGTTATTGGAGGCATGACCGGTGCTGTTCTTGGAACTACCGGTGGAATGATTCCTCATAGTATTGGCAAACAGATTAATAAGGCAAGAGGACGTACACCAGCGCGATTTAAAGCGGGTCCACGTATGGCAGGTGGACTGACGGGCCTAATCCTTGGAGGAGTTTTAGGCGCAGGCACAGCAGCAGTAATGAAGCAAGATAACCCTGCTGCAAACATACTTGCCAAGATTCAAGCTAAAGGTGAACTAACCGAATACGACGAGTACGCTCTTCAGCAAGTGCTTCGTGACATCTACAGCAATCAATCGAGGATGGCGTAATGGAATTAGATGATTATCTAAAATCTAAAACTAGGTTTCATCTGGGATATAACTCAGGTGCACAGCTTCCAGCTGGAGATCGTTCAAGGCTTGAAGAAGCAATGGCGCTTGTGCCAGATGAGCTTTGGTATAACGAGATTGTTTATCACATCAAACGTTGCGATAACGCTTGGAAGGTAAGTGCATACCTGCCTGATGACATCCTAGATCCAAGTGGTCAAGGCATCGTCAACTTCTCACGTCAAGAAATCATTTCAGGAGATGTGCAACGAACCATCTCGCAATCAGATCCATTAAAAGGTGATGAGTATTTCCGTGAAATCTATTTACGAGAATGCGATCGATTGGCTGAAACTTTGTATGTAGCTAATTACCGTCGTCCTGAAGTACGGCGCTATGCCTTTGATCGTTCTGGTGCTGAGTTTATTCTGGCTGTACCTGGCCCTGCAGACACTGCAGTAGGTTCAAGAATTGTTTTACATAATACTTGGCGATAAAGTAGAATATATCTAGGATATATAGCAAGAAAGTTATGACACAAAAAATCACGATGGGTCGTGATAGGCGACAAGATGCTATCGATGCTCAAAATGCAATGCGTCAGTACGGTGGATACAATCCTAATGCTGGTGATATCCCCGCAGTGATGCCATCTGCACCATCATCAACAGCAAATGCACCTGCTGATGATCCTATGGATCGAACAGGTAGTGTTGCTCTAGGTACATCAGGTACAGAGGAACCTAATCAATCTTCTGAACAATTCCAATCATCTGCTCTTAATGATCGCCTGGCGAACATTCAAAGAGGTATTGAACGGAGTGAAGGTAATGCATATAACTCTGGCTATAACAATCGTTCTGTCACTGGGAGCCTAAGCTAATGAGTAGACGCGCAAACTCTAAAAATCTAGATCCAATGCGCTTTGCACCTGAAGCAAAGTCACTATCCAATCTGCCTGGTTCACCGGAGAATACAAATCCAATGAACATGCGAACTGCAGGTCAAGAAGCTACTCCTCCAATTGGTGGAACAAGTATTTATAACGACTCAAACCAAAATGGTGTCTACCCACAGATGGGATCTGCAGTACTTAATCCAATGCAGTACACGCCAACTCAGATGCATAATATGCCAGTAGGACAAAAGCTGAACGCTGGATTTAACTACGGTCTTCAACCACAACCGTCAGCAAATGCTGGTGACCCACTGGAAGGAAAGCGTTTAGGTGAAAATGCATCCATGAAAGGTCTGATGGCGCATCCTTTTCTAGGAATGACAGGATCACCTGCACTTATTCCTGGAGCATTCCCTGGGAATATGGCCCAAGGTCAACCGTTGATGCAACCCATGATCACAGTAGACGGACAAAACAATTCTAAGAAAGGAGCTAAAGCGTAATGGCTACTACAGCAACTAATAAACAACCATTGCTTGTTGATCGGGTATTTCATAAAGCGGTCAGTGCTATGTCATTGGCATCTGGTTCGGCAACATCACTAGACATTGAAGGAACTAATCAGTCAGCAGTGCTGGTGGACTGCAGTGCTAACGATGGGGCTGTGGTGGAAGATCTATATGTAATCGCACGAACAAGTACATCCACGGCCTATACAGCTCTCTTTTATTTGAGTTCTGCTGTTGATTACTTGCGTCCCACAGAAGGTGTATATGTAGGTAAGTTGACAAGCTCAACGACTAGCGCTGATAAAACATCATCTGCTGATCTTCCAAAAGTTCTGGCACCTCTTGCACATGTTGGATCTAATCCACAAGTACGTGCACTGTATGTTCCCAAAGGAAATGTACTGTGGTGCACACTACAGCTAGCAGGCTCAGTAAACACAACTGATACGCCAATTATTGCAGCACAGGGCGGATTCTATTAAGGCGATGCCTAGGAAGAAGAATGGATATGGAAACTTTAATGTCAATGATATAAAGGGTGTAAACAGTTCGTTTGACAAAGGTAAAGGATCAACCTCTGCAGGTAACTACCCTGCAGTACGGTCGTTCGGATCAACCTTAACCAGAAGTGCTATTGAGCAATACGACTTAGAAAGCACATGGAGTAGATGGAGACGTGGACTTGAATATTATTATCAAGGTGCATACCTAGACTTCACACAAACAGATGCAGTGCTTTATCAGGGAACAAATTTTGAAGTTCCTGTGACTTTTATTGGTCAACGCTTTGCAACAAAGAATGCTGACAGTAGAACTCATTACGCAATCCGACGTGAGGTTGATCAAAATCAACAGCTAGGTGTCATTGTCCAAAGGTATAACGATGAATATGCATATCCAGAATACAGACGTGACAAAGAAATTTGGTTAAAGGTAGACACATCAGCAGGATATTCAGATGACCTGCTACTGCGTTCAGTAGGTGAGCGAGTAACTGACGGAGTCACTGCTGCAAATATTTCATGGGTACTTACATCTGCTAAGCATCCTGCTGTGTACTTAGGTAAATCACAAGCAGAGGGAGTGGTGGCAGTAACAACTGTCTCACTGAGTGAAGTATTAGCAACTGAGTTTATCACTAACAACAATGGAGATATTCAGTCCCTAGTTGGCGAAGCAGTCAATATGCCTGACTTCTATCAGAACAGGACGATCAGTGCATTAGATAAATTTACAGATTATCCACATGACTTCCGTGTGAATCTTACAGAAACAATTACTAGTACCACAATTCAAATACTAGATACAAGTACAGGACTACCTCCAACTCTAGGTGAGATAAACACTGCAGATCAAATCTTTAGCACGACTACTGCAACCAGTACGTTGGAAGGAGACTTCGTCTACGAGAAAGAACGATACCAGCGGTTTTTTGGACAGCAATATCTGACTGCTGATTTGGTTAGATCCGAACTTACACAACTTGCATACGGAATACTACCTTGGAGCATTCAATCAGTAAAAGCAGACGTTACAAATAATGAGCTGACTATTACTTCAGAACCATTCCAAAGCAGTCTTCAACTATATACACCAAGTGAAACATACCGATATATCATATTCCCTGAAAAAGGATTTACAACTAAAACACCAGATGTAGATGCAGATGGTAATTACAAGCATGCACCGCCAGTGCCAGGTGAGAAATTATGGGAGAAAATTAATTTAGATATAGACCCATGGATTGATGAAATATTTTCAAACAACCAGCCATTGTCTATATCAGAGATCTATACCTGTAGTTGCCCTGCGTATCTGCATGCTGTGCTGAGAAACCCAGAATCTACAGACGATGATGGTAAAAAAATTAATAGACAACAACGTCTCCCCACACCTACTGCAAAAGGGGCCTCTACATATGAAGCCAATGGTTTGCTTAAAACAGTAGGCATTGCAGAGTCTTGGGCCACTGATGAATACAAGAAAAGTTTTAAAGTCTGCAAGCACACGATTGCTGCAATGTTTATAGATAAAGTACGAGTAATGGAACCGAATACTTTTCCGAGTGCTGATGCACGTGAAAAGTTCGAAGAAAAATTAGCCAAAGATATACAAGAAGTTGCTGAGGAATTTACAGCACAGCTTAGACGTTCAGAAATGACTCAGATAGAAGTTATATATGCGCTAGCAGAAGCTCTTAATCTTGATGATGTTGAAATTGGCTATGTGCTATTAACAAGTAAATTCTAATCAAATACAATAGATAAAGAAACATGTGAGTGTAGTTGTGACCTCAAGTAATGAAAACTACCAAGGTGTATTGGATGCAATTAATGAATTACGTGCACGTAATGGCGAGTCTGCTCAAAACAATCCACCAAACTGGAAAGGTATTATTAACGCCTTACAGTCACTAAACAAATGGGGACAGGTAGAAAACGGAGATACTCCACCAGGTTATACACCTGATTATGATTCAAGTGGCAACATAACTGGCAGTCACTACAATCCACAACCTGATAATGGTCGTCTATGGTTTGATATCCGATCAGGTCGTTTGCTTATTTGGCAAGACGATGGTTGGTATCAAACAAATGGTGCGGACGGTTTGCCCTTCTTTGCTACGGCAGCTCCAGGATCGGAAGTCCCAGGCGCACTTTGGTTTAATACGGCAAACTTAAATCTGTATATTTATGATGGTTCAAACTGGATTTTAGTATCAAGTCCTACAGGTGCAACAACGACAACAGCACTACCACTAACAAGTGCAGAAAGTAATTTGTTCCCTGTACCAGGCAATGTTCAAACACAAAATCAAGCCAATACTTACTTTATTAACGCTGTCACAACACTACAAACTGATGTAACAACGCTGGAAACAGAACAAGCTGCTCCTATTTCAGCTACAGCTCCTAGTGCAGCAACAGCAGGTGAGTTCTGGTTTAACAGCACGACGTTAGAACTAAGAGTCTCCTACGGAGGTGCATGGGTACCTGCATCTCTTCCATTGACAGACGACACAGATTTTGTAGCTTTAAGCAATACAGTTACTAACAACTACACGACAACAACTAACTTAATTACTGCATCTAATGTTCGTATCACGGCACTAGAAAATGCACCACTACGTACGTTGACGCTTGCAGTAGACACCAATGAAAAGTCAATTGTCCTAAATGATAGTGCTGCAACTAATACTCAAGTAAAGTTTTTGGGTACAAATGGAATTGGTATAGCAGTTACAGCAACGGACATAACGATCGATGCTGCTGGTGTACTTACCTCTGCTAGTGCCTTAATTGCAGCAACTGGATGGGGAACAGCAATCACGAACCTAACCACTAGGACTACAACACTAGAAACGGATGTGACTGCCTTGCAGAACACACCGGTTGTTTCAGTAAGTGCATTCAATACTCTAAGCACTACCGTTAGCGGCTTGCCTACAACAGCTGACCTTAACCTGAAGGTTGACAAAAGTAGTCCATCATTCACAACCGACGTTGACTTCAACAACAATCGCCTACTTCAAGTAGGTACAGCTACTGCATCTACAGATGGCGTAAACAAAGCGTATGCAGATGCAATTAAAACATATGCAGATAATACTTTTATTACTCAGACGACGAGTACATTAGGCAACTTAATCATTAGTCGAACAAATCTCAGTGCCCCTGCTCTTGACTTCTCAGGTTCTCATACTAATAGTTATGAAGCATTGAAGTTTAAAACTTATGGTGGAGCAGGTAGCGTTACATTTGGTGTAACTACTTATACCAATGAATATGCCTATACATTTACTGGCGATGAAGAGTTCTCTTGGATTGGAGCTAGTGGTAAAACAGCATTCATAGATGATACTGGGATTACTACTGAAGCATTAACTATTGCGGACATCAGTAGAAACGCAGGTGGGACACAAGTCTTGTCCAACACAATTGATGTGAAGGAACGCATTTCTACGTACCAGACTGCATTGATTGGAGTCAGGACTGCATTAAATACCTCTTCTGATTACGCCAGCTTTAAGACAGCTGCACTGACCGCATTAGCCAACATCTAATTATGCCTTCATTCAACTTTCCATCAAACCCAACAAATGGGATGATCGTTAAAAACGATACAACAGGGGTTTCGTATTCTTGGGAAAAGACATCTAATTCATGGAACATTGTACGTACAAACGTGAATGATGCTCTCGATAATGTGACGACAGCGTTAGTATCATTAACAGGTCCGATGGGTAATAAAAATGTTTAAGCCAGAAGATTTTCACTTGTCAATGGAGAAAGAACTTAAGAAGCGAGTAATCTTCGATGATATTAATTCTTGCGATAATGTTGAGACATTGCAAAATAGTCTTCGTCAAGTTACTGATCAATTGATGAAGTACCAACAGCTACTAGATGCCACACTGCGACAGCTGTTAGACATGGAGCTAACAAAGTTAGAATAGATAGAGAACGCTACTGGATGACAGATGCCTAATGTTGGAGACACTAAAGCAAGATTTGGTCGTCAGTATATCTATTTAAATCCGGCCCCTAATGGTACAGGAACAATAGGTGAGTGGCGTTTGCGTATTGATGATAATGGACAACCACCTATCACACCAGGTGGTAGTACTGATTTGGGTTATCAAGCAGTTGTTGCAACTGGTCAGCCTACTATTGTTGCAGGCAACCTTGTTTACCTAGATTCAGCAGGAGAAGCAAAACTTGCAGATGCCTCAACTATCGCTGAATCTGTAGTTGTTGGTATGGCAACTACACAGGCAAGTGCTGGTGCTTTGGTTGAATTTACAAGGAATGAAATCAAGACAATCTTTAATGTATCAGCAGTTGTTGAAGGTGCACCTGCAGCATTGGTACCAGGATCTGTGTATTACTTAAGTACTGTTGCTGGAAAATGGACTACAACTCCAAATGCAACAACAGCTGGTTCAGTGATTAGATCCTGTGGCACAGCAGTTGATACAGACAAAATGTCCATTGAAATTCAAATTGTTACTTCTGCAATCTAATGGCAAATCGTAAAATCACAGTCCTTAATCCAACAGGGTATCAAGAGCTATTTCAATCAGGTGACGTCCTGGTTTTAGATGGAAGTGTAGATCTTCAATCAAATGGCATTACAGGCATTCCTGATCCAACAGCAAATTTAGATTGCTCTAACAAAAAGTACGTAGATGACACTAAAGCCTTGCTTGACAGTGACATCGCAACAATAAACACTAATATTACCAACCTAACAAACAGTATTGGCAACGGTACTGTTAGCTTCAGTGCCTCACAGAACATGACTGTTTCTGGGAGTCTTACCACAAACCAAGCTGGTAATTCCACAATTACATTGACAGGTCCTGATCTAACAAACTTATTGCCAAAACCATCTGCTGATGGTGTGTATGTCGTCAATAAAACAGGAGTCAATGTCACTTACGTAGAAGTGATTGACGGCGGTTCATATTGATAGAATGAATACAACAGTTATTACTGTTGTTATATTGCTTATTAGTCAAAATGAAGCTACAATTAAAGCGCAGTAATGTTCTAGTTAGCGGTGGTGCAAAAGAACCAACAGCAGCACAACTAGATTACGGCGAATTAGCAATTAACTACAGTGCTGGAGATGCTGCTATCTTCCTGAAGGATAGTACAAATAATGTTATTCGAATCGCTGGCGTACATAATATTGCCGATGATGGTCTAACAAACGTTCCTACTACCACAAGTCCTCCAACATCTCCGACACCAGAAGCTGGAAACCTTTGGTATAACTCTGAAGATGGCCGTTTATATATTTACTACGTAGATGACAATAGCTCACAGTGGGTTGATGCAAGTCCAGATACTTGGCAAACAACAGTAATTCCAGATACAACTAATCCTGCTCATCAGGCAGGGACGTTAGACGATCGCTACGTCAATATCAATGGCGACACCCTTACAGGTGCTCTGCTGCTGGATAACGCTGCAACTTCTACAGCACCAGACCTTGCTTTTGATGGTGATACAAATACAGGCATTTACTCCCCTGGTGCTGATCAATTATCAATCGCTACTGTTGGAGTACAGCGCGTCACAGTTGATGGATCGGGCAATGTTGGAATTGGGACATCGTCGCCAGCAAAATCCTTAGAGATTTTTAGAGACAGTTTCCCATGTTTGATGTTAAATGACGGTGGTCAATATAAATCTTATATGCAGCTAGGGGGTAACGATCTAGAGATTCGTGGTAGTTCTGGCTCAATGGAGTTTTATACAGGTTCAGCTGATGGTTTGTCATCAACCGAGCGGATGCGAATCGACAGCTCGGGCAATGTTGGGATTGGTACGCCGTCGCCTAGCTCTGCTCTTGACGTTTCTGGTGCTATTTCACTTAGTGCTGTAGCCATACCTTCTGCGGGAAAAGCAAGGATTTATTCACGAAACACTAATAACGCTCTTTATCTGCAGCCTGAAGGGGACCAAATTGCCTTTTTAGATGGATCTCAAAATACCATGGGGCTTTTTGAGCCAGATAAAATAAGATTTTTTACAAGCAATACCGAGAAGCTGCGAATCGACAACTCGGGAAATGTTGCTATTGGTGCAGCAAGCTCTACATCAAGGCTACGTGTTATTGGCAACGAAATTCGGTTTAGCAATAGTTCCAATGCTTCGTACTACGGAACAATTACACACGATGCAGGTACTACAGGCGCGAACATTTACAACAACGTTGATGGTACAACTGCATCCCATATTTTGCAGCACAACGGCACCGAAACGATGCGACTCGACAGCTCGGGCAATGTCAATATAGGCGGAAAAGGCTTAACTACACATAGCAGCACTATAGATTCTTTACAGATTGGATATTCATTAAATCTATACGAAGATTCCTACTCAGGCGGTAATAGCAACTATGTAGTTCTTGCACACAACATTAACTACAACGCTGGCAATCTATATATGCGTAGCGAAGCTGCATCAAGAATAATGCAAAATGGAGGTATCATTACTTTTTCAAATGCACCAGCAGGGACAGCTGGTAGTGCTGTCGCATTGAATGAGCGGATGCGAATCTACGCCGATGGTGGCGTATCTTTAAAAAAATATCTTGAGTTTAGAGACGGAGGCGACACAACTTGGGCTGGTTACTTGGGAAGTTCAAATCATCTAATTTCTGGTACCGCTAATACTGATTTTACACTTAGAGCTGAAGCAAACTTACTCTTTGCTTCAGGTGGCAACAACGAGCGGATGCGAATCTCCAGCGTGGGCAGAGTACATATTGGTACCACAAGCGGTACCTCTAAACTAAATATTTATCCAGGAACTGGTGCTTCATCTAGGGGTTATTGGCAACATTGTGGCCTTAGTATTGGCAACTCTACTCTTGTTGGTGACTATTCACAAATTGGTTTAGGGTATTTTAATTTAGGAAATTATGCTCCTAGTTACATGGGGTTTCTTTCCACCAGTCAAGCAGCGTATGGGAAAGGAGCTCTTGTATTTGGAACACGCGATGTAACTACTGATGGCCAAGCAGACGAGCGGATGCGAATCAACGCTAATGGCAGGGTTGATATTGGAGATGAATTAGGTACAGCTCATGCTGGTGAATTCCAAGTCATTAATACAAGTGGCGGTCAACAAGACAATGACGCATTAGCATTCTTTGAAACTAATTCTCCAGACTGGATTATAATGACAAATTATAATGCTAGTGGTACTCATTACCACATGCGTTTTATGCAGCAAGGTGGTGTGAGAGGGTCAATATCTGGAAGCTCAGGTGCCGGCGTTACTTATACTGGCAGTTCTGACTATAGATTGAAGGAAAATATTGTTGAGATAACTGGTCCTCAAGGCATTGATATATGTAAAAAGTTAAAGCCAAGTTATTTCAACTGGATTAATAATAGAATAGAAACAGGAGAGACCAACACAGTCGATGGTTTTATTGCTCATGAAGTTCAGGAGGCAGGTGTATTAGCGTCTGTTATTGGTGAGAAAGATGCAGTAAATGAAGATGGAAGTATTGCTGAACAAATGATGGATTATGGAAAGATGACTCCTGTTCTTTCTGCTGCAATTAAAGGATTAATTGATAAAGTTGAAACTCTAGAAGCCAAAGTTGCAGCACTTGAAGCTGGTTGACAGTAAACCGCCCCGTGGCAACGCGGTGTATTAATATCTAATCATCGACAATTGTTAGAATAAATAATATCGACAACAATAAAATGGCCGACACTTATAGCTGGAAAGTATCAACACTAGATCGCGAGATTTCTAACGGTACTGTATTTACAGTTCACTATACAGTTTCTGCTTCACGGACTAACCCTGGAGAAGGTGAGAACGATTACACAGCTGGTTCATATGGCACTGTAGGTGTTACTGCAGATCCTACTTCCAAGAGCTTTATTGCTTATGAAGATCTCACGGAAGACAATTGTATCGATTGGGTCAAAGCAGATCTTGGTAGTGAATCAGTAGATGCTATTGAAGCTTCTATCTCAAGTGATTTAGATAATCAAGTGAATCCTATTGATGCAGCTGGTGTACCTTGGGCTACGGAAACTACTACTGATTAATCTCACAAAATAATAGTTAATAGCTAGAATAAAACCTGAGTCTAATACTTAATATGGCCTGTAAAAAATCAGAGTTGGTAGGAGCTATCAACTCGTTTGCGACTGCACGTGTAAGTGGTGATAATGCGCTACAGCAAATGTCAGCACAGTTGTTGCAAAATACAATCGAGACACTTGAGTTTGAACCCGAAGAAGTTGCCGAAGACACTACTGAAGCAGAAGAAGAAGAAACTTCTAATTAGTAACCGTTAAAATAGGACTATTACAAGTCTCTGAATAATGGCTAAGTTAGATTTTCCTGATGCTTCTTACTCTCCTTGGGTTGCTCCAAACAATGTAATCTATACTTACATTGGAACATCACCAAACGGGTATTGGGAAGCTAACACTGCCAATGCTGCGACAAACTTAACAGCTGTCTTTGTCGAACGCACAGGCAGTACAATGACTGGTCCGTTGATATCTGGACTTTCTGGTGCTGGTTATGGATATCAATTAAACAATGGGAGTACAAACCTAGGAGGATTATATAGAGATACAGGATCCTCAAGACTAATACTAGGAGATGGTTCTACTACAAAGATTGATCTACAAGGATCATCAGGAGCCGCCGAATTTGCAGCAGGTTCTTTTGTTATTGAAAGCGATGGTGACATCTCTACAAATATTAGAGGTCACGGCCATATAGAGCTTGACTCTAGTGGATCTTTTAGTAGCCCTAAGATAAAATTATTTTCTACTACAGGAGCCGCCACATTTGCTGGTGATATCACAAGCGAACTAAATGCCAATTACAAGTCCGTCATCGCAGCAAACGGTAGCATTGCTCTTTATGGTGCTGGAAATTTAGTAACTTACCTGAATAACGATGGATCCGGCTCATTTGCGGCTGATGTAATTATTGGCGAAGGAGGTTATGCTGCTCAAGACAAAACCGGAATATATCTAGCCGCCAGTGCTGGTTTCGCTAATGTATATCATTCAGCAGCCGCTACAGCAGACTTCTTATCATTCACCAAATATGACCCAAATACTGCTCCTTATTTTAGTGTTAAGGCATCTATTACAGACTCAGGAAATGCCACATTTGCGGGTGACGCAACCATTAACGGGCTGACTGTTGGCAAAGGTGCGGGTAATATTTCAACCAATACGACGGCTGGAGCTTATGCACTTAATAACAACACCTCTGGTAGTGGCAACACAGGTATTGGATCTTATGTTCTTTATAGCAATACTTCTGGGACTCTAAATACAGGATTAGGGTATCAAGCTCTTTATTCCAACACTACTGGTGTTGAAAACACAGCTATCGGAGTAAACACTCTAGTTTTTAACACTACTGGTCTTCAAAATACGGCTACAGGGTATCGAACTTTATACAATAATACCACTGGTTCTTATAACACGGCATCAGGTAAAGATTCTCTTTTTTACAATACTACAGGTAGTAATAATACAGCTATTGGTTATCAGGCAAGTATATCTAACACTACAGGTGGTGGCAACACAAGTGTTGGACAAGATGCTTTATATAATAACTCTACTGGTAACTCAAACACAGCTATGGGCTACCGAGCCCTTACTAGTAATACAACTGCTAATCAAAATACAGCAATTGGTTTTGAGTGTTTGAAAGCTAACACTACAGGCGGCAATAATGTAGCGCTTGGGTTGCATTCATCATATGGAAATTCTACAGGTACCAATAACGTCAGCGTAGGCGTTAACGCTAGTAAAAACAATACAAGTGGTGGAGAAAATACTGCAGTAGGTTATAAAGCAAGTGAAGGCAATAGTTCAGGTAACTACAACACATCCTTGGGAGCTACTGCCCTTATAAGTTCGACCTCTAGTTACAATACGGTCGTCGGTTGGCGAGCTCTTTATGGTCAGACCACTGGTTCGATAAACACAGCCTTTGGTGCCGAGTGTATGTATAGCAATACAGGTGGTAATTATAATAGTGCTTTTGGCTATGGAACCTTGAGACAGAGCACTACAGGGGATAGAAATGTAGCTCTAGGGTATCAGGCTTTGTACTCAAATACTGTTGGAGGATATTCCACAGCTGTGGGTATGTACGCTAACTATTACAACACCACTGGTAATGGTAATGACTCTTTCGGCTACACTGCTCTACATTACAACACTACTGGCCTTTACAATTCAGCAATCGGCTATCAAAGTTTGTATCACAATACTAGTGGCAGCCGCAACACGGCTTGTGGACTAAATACTCTATATTACAACACTACTGGCATCCATAATGTTGGGTTAGGACACAATGGCCTCTATAACAACACTACTGGATCTGGGAATATTGGTATAGGTTTTACTACTAGTGCTGGGACATATTCCCCAGTCTTTAACCCATCAAGCCAGGACAATCGTCTGGTTTTAGGTCATAATTCAATCACAAATGCCTATGTTAGAGTCTCTTGGACTGTCACATCTGACGAGCGCGATAAGATGAACTTTGCTCCAGTGCCTTATGGTCTGGACTTTGTTAATCAACTCAAGCCAACTGCCTATCAGTTCAAGGTAGATCGTGACACTGAAACACCCAATGGTGATGTACGTTATGGCTTCAAAGCGCAAGACATTCTTGCATTAGAAGGTGAGAATCCTGTCATCATTGACATTGAAGATCCAGATCACCTCAAGTATAAAGGTGAGCATCTCGTTCCTGTTCTAGTCAATGCAGTACAAGAACTAACTACAATGGTTAAAGAACTACAATCTGAACTTAAAACACTTAAAGGTTAATTATGGATATTCTTACTATTACTCCTGAACAAATCGCAAACAACTACACTGCTGCTCTCGATAGCGTCACAGTAATCAATGAGCTAATGGCTCTAGATTCCCGCGATGACGCTCAGACATATACAGTTGCTCGTAATGTTGAGCACCTTGAGTTGATGGTTGCTAAGGACTACTGGACTACTGAAGACCTGAGTCCTTTTAATGATGCCATTACAGCTGGTAAGGCATGATCGTTACCCCGTAGTAACGCGGGGTTTTACTTAAACCATATATTGCTTACAGATCTTGTACTTAGCAAGTCTGTCGTTATAACCATTCCAGCCACCATTGATACGGAGACAACAGGCATCAAAGCCTTCTGTCAGGCATATATTTAATAGATCATTCTCTTCTATCCAGATGCGTGCTGATGTAAATGGGTAGGTGGTAGACACATAGTCAACACCATCCATAACCTTTGGATCATTAATACCTTCGGCTAGACGAGAGTAGTTGTATTTTCCAGTTAACTGGAGTACTCCTGCCCCTTTCCAAACCTCCCCCTCGTCTGGACCATGGCCTAAGTCAGTCCTACCACGTAAGTACATACCGTCTGATATCTCTTTCATATAAACAAAATTACAAGTCTCATGCATCATGTTTGCCATGAGCATCTGTGCTGCATCAATGTGCTCTATAAACCCTGTGTCACCATACAAGCGATTGCAATCATTTATAAAGACTTTATCAAATGCAGATGATGGATAACCAGTTAACTGCTCCATCAGCAGAGGTGTCACCAGTTTTTTAAACTTCTTGACGTCAGCTGTTTTTCTATAAGTCTTTACCCAGTTCGCATCTTCATTGAGCTGATCACAGTTGCATTCCTGTAAGCCTTTATATAGCTCTTCTACAGCTGCTTGTTGATGAGACTCCCCTCCGTAATACTTAAAGAAATTCTTGAACGATTCTATTGATAACGTACTCATAAGAACTTATATTCAATACTGTTAATTCTAACTAGTAAAATATAATTAGTCTCATTATTATATGTATGACAATTAAAGAACGTGCAGCTTTTTGGGAGGCTATTGAAAGTGGCAATAGTCCTCTGTTATCTGTAATGCATACACTCGTTGAGAAGTGGGGATTACCTGCAATCATCATGTGTCTTGGTGATATCGGAAACGTATTATCAGAAGACGCGGAGACAGCTGCAGACCTTTCACCAAACCAGCGCGGTTTAATCCTTGGTGCATGTGCACAAGTATGCAATTTGAGTGATCAGATGCATGCAGAAATGGATCACCTTGCGGCTACTGAAAATGGATAAGCAAGAAAAAGAGAACTGGAAAAAAATTAAAGAGGCTTTAGAAGAAGCCGATAAAACTGACTGCTACTTCTACAAAAGAGCAGTGGCCATCTGTGATGGTAAATCAGATCCCTTAAAATAAATTAGTTAAAATTAATATAGGTCGCATCTAATGTATGTCTATACGAAAGGCTGGTGAAGTTTTTGCTGGTGAGGACAAACCTAAAAGGACACCAAATCATCCAACAAAATCACATGCTGTTGTGCATGCTGATAAGTTAATTCGTTTTGGTGAGAAAGGAGCAAAGACTGCTGGCGAACCAAAGGCTGGTGAAAGTGACAAGATGAAAAATAAACGTGCATCTTTCAAGGCACGTCACGGTAAAAATATTGCCAAAGGTAAAACCAGTGCTGCTTATTGGGCTGACAAGGTGAAATGGTGATGGATAACGATTTTCCGACACGTATGGCAGGTCAAGCGCTACAGCCTTATGTCAACACAGGCGAAGGGTGCGCAAAAATGCCAGAAAAATATCCTGCCAAACCACGTGGTGGCATGAGTCACGGACCGGCATTATTAGGACAAAGAAATGGCTAAAGGTATTGCAACAAAAAAAGATCCCAAGAAATGGGCAGCGTGTAAGTCAAAAGCCAAAGCGCGTATGGGTGGTAAACACAGTGCACGAGCAATGCAGCTAGCAACTAAGTGCTACAAAGCTGCAGGTGGTAAGTACGAAGGGAAGAAACCATCAGCAAAAAATAATAAGATGAAACAGTGGACCAAACAAGATTGGGGTACTAAGTCAGGTAAAAATAGCGTTTTAGGTAAGGATGCTACAGGTGAACGTTATGCACCAAGAAAGAGACGCGAGGCTATGTCAAAAGCGGATTACAAAAAAACCAGCGATAAGAAACGCCGTGATACAGCTAAAGGAAAACAATATAGTAAGCAGCCTAAGTAGTTAAACTATTAGTAATTACAGCAATAACTATGGACAGACGTAAAAAAGGCAAGCGGATTACTCTCAACAATAATATCCCCGGACTGCCTGGTAATGCACCATTTAATCCTACAAATGGTGCAGGTCCTGGACGACTTGATCCACGGTCAGCTGGGCATGATGGTCAAGCCTACATAGATCGCAATCGCTTTAACCGTAATGAACCCCTTCGATAGAAAAAGACAAGATTTAATTGTTAGTTATGAAGGATATGACCCTAATGCTTATCAGCTGCATGGTGAAGATTTTCATACCATTGGTTATGGAAGCACTGAGTATGAAGATGGTTCTCCTATCGGAAGTACCGACACAGTATCTAAAGCTCGTGCTCAAGAGTTACTAAGCCATCATATTGATCGAGCCAGAAGTGAAGTCAGCAAACTTAAGGGTTATCAGCAGTTACCAATTAATGCTCAAATTGCTGTTGACTCGTTTGCCTATAACAGTGGTCCTAATTTTATCAACGATCCTATTGGTTATGGAACTATCAATAAGGCTATTAGAGCAGGAAATGCGGCAGGTGTTGCAAAAGCACTGCCTCTTTATGACAACGGTGGCCTAGCAGGTTTAGTTAGACGTCGAGCCGAAGAAGCAAATTTAGCCGTCACACCGGCATTTGATCCTATTGATTCGACCTTACGAAATGATCTCTCCCGTACTTTTGGGACAGAAGCTATTTTAAAAGGAGCTCCTGTCAAATGGGGTGGTAAAAATTATGGATGGCAGTCGCCTGAAAGTTTTAGCTCAATAGTTCCAAATTAAGGAATGAAAACCTTATATCTATATAGAAGTGGTGATAACACCTGTGTGTCCCATGACAGCTATATACAAATGGGTGCGATGTCCCATTCGGTTGAACATCACATCAAACTAAACCCAACGATCAACTGGATAGAAACCTACTGGTTGCCTGATGTTTTCATGCATCGTTATAAACGTGCAACATTTCAAGCACACGAACGAGTGTCTGGTGGCAAAGACAGCATCGAAACCCGGCCACGTGACTTTCCCGACGAAGGAGCATCAAGGGGCTTACTGAGTGGCAAGCCTGTGGGAGAGTAACATAGGTCGTAGTTTTCGTTAGTTAAAATAGTTATATTGCCGAGGATAAAGTAAATGCTTAACAATGAAAATAAAAGGCTAGGGTACACCGAAGTTTATTACAATTATAAAGCTGACAAATTTTTCACAGAAGACTTTGGCAATCAATTCAAAGGATTAGATATTACGTTATCCAATGGCGGTGGTGGAGGAAGTGGTATTCAGGCTGGAGATAATATTAGTCAACTTACAAACGATGCAAACTATGTTGTTTCAGGAGCAAATATTAGTACTTTAGTAAATAATGTAGGATTTTTGACGTCCTACAGCATTCCATCTGCAGCCAGCCTACCAACTGCAAATTTAAGCTTTGGTAATCTTGCTGCGTTATCTACAGATAACAATCCATATTTTTATGATGGTACAGCTTGGCGAAGAATCTTCTTAGCAGATGTTCCACCTCAAGCAGGAGATCCTGATACTGATTGGGACAAAGTTATTCTTCGAGTACCATTCAATACAAATACTACTGACGTTAAAATTCCTCTCTCATCTAGTACTAATGGTTCTCAAGCAGTTATTACTGGTAGTCCAAGAAAATTTGGAGCTGGTGCACTTAAAGTCCAAAACTCAAGCTATATTGTCTACAGTGGTAATAGTCTTGGCGCATTTTTAGATAACGATTTCACAATAGAATTTTGGCTCTATATAGATTCATTTAATGCCCAAGATCAAGATACAGGTATATTACGCAAAGGCACTACTTATTTCTATTTTGATTTCGTTGGAAATAATCAGATGATCTTTAAAATACACCTATCGAATGTAGGTGTAACGACACCCGATCTCGTCTATAACATCGTAGGTAACATGCCAACTGGCGGTTGGCATCATATTGCTTACTGTCGAAATGCGACGTCTGGTTTGTGTCAATTGTTTGTTGATGGTACGTCAAAAGGAACTGTTAATCTCAACAACATGGTTGATTCAACTAGTTATGATTTATTTATTGGTGACCTAATGAATTCTCAAGCGGATATGGTTATGGATGATTTAAGAATATCTAACTTTGAACGATATACGTCTAATTTCACAGCACCAACTGCAGAGCTGCCTACAAGTGGCAGTTAAAACAGATATGTCATCCTGGCTAGAATCAGATATTGAAAAATCCTAGTCAGTGACAGGGTTTTGACCCTGTGGAAAACTTTGGCCTCGATTGATAAGCAGAGCTGATTGGTTTTAGCCATATTTCGTGGGTATATTTCAGCCAACACCAAATACCGATGGAGCGAATCCCTCGCTCTCCGTCACCTAACACTTAACCCCTCATCTGGGGGGTTATTTTGCTAGATATGTATTGGTGTTGCTTATAACCCAGAAAGATCACATGAATTACAAACAACTGATGGAATCAGTCCGCGAAACGCAGGACATTCGAGACAGCACATACAAATGTTGGTGGCAGGCTATTCGGCCTATCGCTGATGTTCCGGTGTCAGCGACGGACAAAATGTTTGTCACTCGATACTGGAAGTCGCAGCTACAGCCAATTGGCAACTGCTCTCCCGAGACACTACGACGTCGGTTGAGCCTGCTGTCAGGCATCTGGGCTATGGCAAATGAGGAGGAGATTCTTAAGGAGCAAGCCAACTACTGGTATCACTCCAGTAAGAAGATCAAGGTCAATCGTGATCTAAATGCAGAGCGCATGGGAATGGAGTATCCCGTACGACCTTTTGAGTTCTACAAGCCGTATCACCAAGATCCGATCTTCCTTGCAATCTGGTATCACGGGTTTCGGATTGGAGAGATCGCAGGGCTACTTAACCGGGAAATCGTTTTTAAAAATGCTATTCCGTTCTTTCAGATCAAAGATAATGACAACAGGCTCATAAAGCGCCTAGCGACAAGGCAAGTGCCTATTCATCCAGAGTTCTATCCATGGGTAGGAATGCTGACGACTGACTTCACTCGCTACCCAGGCAAGAACTGGTCAGAGAAATTTCATGAAGACATGAAGTTGCCACCTAAAGAAGCGGCACACAGCCTTCGTCATAACTGGAGCACCCGAGCAAGAGATGCTGGATTACAAGATTCGATGATTTCTAAAATCATGGGACATAAGGTTTCCGGCATGACCGCTCGCTATGGCTCATGGACCCTTGAAAACAAATTCGAGGCAATTAAAAAGGTCCGTCGTTAGCTACAGAAGCTACGTTAACTACCGTAGTTTTCTATATACCTGCTTTTTAATCCCCTGTGGCTCTTCGCTATAGGGGTATTTTTTTATCAGTATATAGATAGCAGCGTAGTTAGCGTAGCTTCAGTGTTAAATAGTTAGAATATATTTAGTTAAGTAAAATCGGACAACTATGGCTATCTTAGAATCGGCTATCTTCTGGATCGTGCTTGCTGCTGCAAGTGAAATTATTGCGTTGACTCCACTTAAGTCAAACAGCATGATTCAGCTTGCGTTGTCGGCGCTGAATTCGTTAAAGCCAAAAAAAAGTTGAGCAATATTCCCGGTGATGGGAAATGGCTCTGGCAATTTGACACTCGTTCAGACTTCGAACGAGCTCAACGCTACATTCAAAAAAAGAAGTTCTACACCACCCTTACTAATAAGCTTGACCAGGCTGAGGCAGAGTGGAATCAAACGCAGCCAACTGAGGAACCTACGTGGGAGATCTCAGAAAAAGGGACGTTTGGCACAGACGGATGGTCCATTTCAACCCGTTATAAACATCTACGAACAGATGATTGAAGCCGCCATCCCTGTCGTTATTGCTATTGTTACTGGCACAGCCGTGCTTTTTAACAAAGTCAACAATCGAGTTACCACATTAGATACAAGGGTAGACCGATTGGAGTTAAAACTAGCTGAGTCTTATACATCGAAGCAGGAATTTACAGCGGCCATGGGACGGATGGAAGATCATTTAATTCGCATTGAAGACAAGATGGATATGCTGGTTACCATTAATCGCACTACATAATTACAGAAGAGACAAGTCTTAAGTAAAGTAAAGGCAGTTGCGAAAAACAACTACATGGGAATTGCTGAAGACTGGAAGGACCTAATGTTCGACCTCACTTGCTTATCTAAGCAGAGTGCCAAGCGCAGATTTAAAAAGTCAATTAAGTATGGATGGGGTGGCCTCTGCGGATATTGCAGATGCAATCGAGCAACCACACTGGACCACATAAAGCCAAAATCCAAAGGCGGAGATAGCCGAAGAGGGAATCTTCTACCTGCTGCCTTGAGTGTAATCACTCCAAAGGAAGTGAACCTTGGTTAGTATGGTTTCAAAGGCAGTCTTTTTATAATGAAACTGCGAAAGAACTAATTGAAGAATGGATCTCAAACAAACGTTTTATAGAGGAAGAGTTAGCTGATGGAAGCACTAACAGTCGAACAACGGTTTGCCTTAACAAGAGCTCGTTACGAGGTATCTCGGATGAGCCGTCCAGCCTTAGAAAAGACTGCCTTGCGACTGCTTAAGTCTCGCATGGAGCTTAAGAACGGCACACAAAATACACTACTTAAAGCAGGGATCATGTTCAAAATTGATGAGCATCAGGCTGGTTTGCCTGAGATCATTAGTGAAGAAACCTTCATGGAACTCCTGCTAAGAGCAGACAATGATCTTCCTACAAGTATCGACGATCAAGAATATGAGAATGATGATCTCGATGATGATGGTCTTATGATTGGTTAAAGTTAGCTAGACTTCGACTAGTTAATATTTACATATGGAATATATTTTAGGGCCAGTATTAGCTGTTGCTTTGAGTATTAAATTTACAGCTGAGAGAAGCAAGCTTATGGAAAAGCGTATTGCTGCTTTGGAAGCCAATGTAGAGCTTGTGCAGAGTTCTTCTACAACGATGGAAACAGAAATCCCGAAACGCATGCTTGCAACAATTGTTCCTCTTGCACAGGCAGTAAAGAAATTAAATGAGCAAGTTGGTATATGAACGTAGGGCAAGCTAAAAAGGTTGCATTTGGAAGCCAGCCATCGAATAACTTGCAAGAATATTTTGATGCATGGCAGTGGCTATATGACAACAAGATCGAGCTAAAAGAACCAGATCATGATTACCTTGACAAACTGATCTGTGATGGCTCAGTGATCCCTAGAGAAGGATACTTCGATATACTAGACAAGTAGTCGTAAAGATACTGTGAAAAGTGCTGGCTTAAGAAATAAACCGCTTGATCGGCGCTACTTACGTGATGACGAACGTGAAGCTTATGACGCAAGTGGTGATTATGGTGCACGTGCGCAGGCATTAAAAAGAACAAAGGCATACAAAGGTCAAATGGCCTATGAGCAGAATCGTCCGATCAGGACTGTTACAACACGTCCTGGTACAGGTGGTCAGAACTCAGGCATTGGTATCCAACGTCAGCGCAAAGTCAATCAAGCAATGGCTAACGAACGCTCAGCTGATTTACGTCCAGAAATGGATAGCACACCCAATATTTATAAACAGCTTGATACACGCTACGGATAAACAATAAAAAACCTCCGCGTTAGCGAAGGCTTAAGACTCTTCCTTAGATCAGCTTAGCGATCAGAAGCGGTAGGTAGCACCAATCTTGGTACCCAGTGAGAGGGTATCCACGTCAAACTCTTGGTCTTCTGTGATGAATGCAACTTCTCCGTAGAGTTCAAATGATTCTGAGACATCGGCAATAACACCAAACTTACCAGACACTTCAGTCTCAAGCTCTTCATCTTCAATGGAGATAAAAGCAGGACCTGCCTGTACATAAAGGCTAACATTTTCGCTAGCTTCAAACTCATAGCCAGCGTGGACTTCAGTCACTGCACCTTCAAAGTCATTGCCAACCCAGCCTGCATTGTTCTCAACGTTGGCGTAGGGTCCAGCAAATGCAGGAGCTGACAGTACAGATAAAGCTGCAATAGTAATAATAGATTTCATAATTAAACTAACTAGTATGGATAGCGATTTATACTTATCGCTCTCAATATTATATGTACTAAATAAACAAAAAAAGACCCCCGCTGTTAAGCGAGGGACAGATAATTAATTGTATAAATTAGTGGCAGTAACTAACACCACGGTATGTAAAACAACCATGCCGTTCTTTTGTAGCAGTGGCTTTGATAGTTGGGACACCACGGTAGCGTGTCTCAGACAGGCGATGAACACGTAGTTCGTTCTGTGCACGAAGGTACTCTTTGCGAGCATTTTCGACAGCACGTGCTTGTAATTGGGTCATTGGAAACTCCATAGTGAGGTGTAGTTTCCCGTTCCTTCCCTCCATTCGTGAGGTACTTGCGTCTGCTAAATGTCAGCAGATGAACGTATTTATATTCTAGCGGCCTTGGAATAGTTCTGTCAATCCAAACTCAAATTTACTAGGATTAAATCTATCTCCAGCTAATCGTAGACGATGTGCTAAATCAGGAAAAGGTGCATCTTTAACAAGCCCCCTACGAATTTGTACAGGATTAGTACCAGCACGTTGAATAACAGGTGGGTTATCTACTCGTGCAGCTTCACTAGCAATTTGTTCTTTCAGTGAACTACCAGGAGTTGAATATCCAGTGCGTTCTTCAGTACCTATCGCTTGACGTGCTTTGGATAGTAGCGTTTCCCCTGTAGTAGCTCTTGACAACTCATTGAGAGATCTCGCGCCTTCCGTCAGTAAAAATCCGCCTGCAACACCAGGCATGACAGGAGCGATAGCAGGGACAGCTTGAGTTACTAAACCTGCTCCAGCTGCTACAGGCAGGCCCATTAAAGCCTCACCAGCAAATTGACGGGCACCTGCACCTATTCCTTCTCTTTCAGTAGCTCGGATAGTTTCTGCAGATGGAATTAAATCCGGTAAACCAAGTGATGCGCCTTGAGCAAATGCAGCGCGGGGTGAAATTTTGGGAGGTGTAAGTTTTTGTTGCTTAAAATCTTTTATCAAGCTAGTGAGTCCGTCTGCATAAATACCTTTTGAAGCTTTTGATTTCCAATCTCTTGGACCTTGTTTAGTTACTACAGTTGCTTCAGCATCAGCACGAGGAATATCTTGATTACGTTCAGTCCAATTAACTGGATCAATGCGTTGATCAGTCATATCAACTACATCTTCACCCTGTTGTATTAAATCAGTTAAAGCAGTTTGGGATTCAACTATTGCGTCTACATTACCATTCGCTATTGCAGTGTTTTTCTCTATAAGAAGTCTGTCTGATTCTTCTTGAAAGAGTTCGAGCATGTCAATGTTGCCAGATGCTTTTAAACCCTGAGCAATATTATTAAGACGAACCGGATTAGTGTTGGCACCAGAATAACGAACCCCCTTATTATCCTTAGCTAAGCCATAATCTAAAACAACTGTTTTATTAGTTTTAGGATTAAATTTAATATTACCTCCGTGTCGATCATTATGATAAACACCCCCCTTTCTGTATAAGTCAGAAAGAGCTTTTGATTTTGATAAGCTTCTGGTTCTACTAGGTTCAGTTTCTGCAAAATCTGCTTTATCCATTTCAATAAAGCTTAAGCCTTGTGTATCACCAGCAGGTGCTTTAACACCAGAATCAGGATTAATCCACCGGTCATTTTCAGGAACAGCTTTGTCTGGGAAGAAACCTGTTTCTCCTAATTTAGGAACTTCAACGTTATCACCCGCATCAAGAAACGCACGAAATTGCTTATCAATTTCATTGTCATAAATTGAGTAATCACCTTGTTGAATCTTGACAACTTTGCCGGGATTAAGCGGAGATTCGTAAACACCACCAAATGCTGATGGATCTCCAATACGCTTCCAATCTTTATTTTTACCTGACTTAATAGCCTTAAGCTGTTCTTTAGTAAAATTCACTATAAATATAAACTTGTTATATTTATATGTTATCGATTAATGAATTTAGTTAATTACACTATTTAAATGCCAAGCGCTTTAGAAAATCATATCCTTCGTTTAACTTTGATAAGCCAGGGCTAATATTGCTGGTCACTCGTTCTTCAAACGAAGCTTCTCTGGGCGTTATATCTTGCCAGTGGTTTGGTGAAATTGTTTTATCAATATTGATAGGCTCATAAGTGCCTAAACCCTTGGCAACACTAGCAATGATAGAAGGGATATTTCCACCTTCAACTAAGTCAATTTTACGATCAAAAGTATCTTTTGATTTAGAGCTAATTCCTGCACTCTTGTCAGCGGCTACAGTAGCTGCATCATCAATCTTCCATTGATCTTGTATATTCATTCCACCTTCTGGAGTAGGTCGCATAGATAAACCACCAAAAGTCATTTTTAGATCACGCCCATAACCACTGTGATTAGAGTTGTTTTCAGCGTAGGTAGTTATATAAGGTGAATTAAATTTCGCAAGTCTATCGTTATCATGAGCTCGATAGTTTTTATTAAAAAAGTCTATCTCTGCTTTTTGCTGTTCAGGTGAAAGATCATAGAAAGATCCACCATCATTTGTTGTAAATCTATCTGGCTCAAACTCTCGAACGATTGGGGTTCGTGTAGGAGCCTTTTGAATAGAATAAGCTTGCTTTAATCTTGCTAGTTGATCATCATTAAGTTCAATACCTCCAGCTGTAACGGTGTCTCCACCTGTCATAGCTTTAATAAAAGTACGCTCTGGTAAACCAATGCCAGGTGTATTATCAACTACCGCATTACGGAGGTTTTGAAACGGTCCAGAACGTACTAATCCACCTAAGACTGCTTTAGAACCTTGAATAAAAGGATTCTGCGCAATAGCATTGGTTGCAAATCTGGATATATCACTCATAACTAAATATCAAGCTTGTAACTATTTTAACTATTTATCAAGGGACTTCCCCACAAATCGCAGGGAAGAGTAATTACTCAGAGAGAAGCAGCAGAAATCTCTGAAACCTAAAGTGCACCCTGACGCTGCTCTTCTTCAGGTGCATATTTAGTCTAATAAATTTAATAGAATAGTAAGAGATTTAGTATTAAACAGATGGGCAAGAAGAACAAAGGTGGAAATAAAGGCGGTGGGAGAAAGGGAGGCTCATCACCTAAGCCATCACCTAAGCCGTCACGGAGTCCTTCACCTAAGCCGTCACCTAAGCCGTCACGTAGTCCATCACGCAATCCTTCACCGAGTCCTTCACGCAATCCTTCACCAAGCCCAGCACCAGCTAGGCAGCAAGCTAAAGCAGTAGCTCAAATGAGCGTTAAAGATCGTAGGGCAGGTGCAAAAGCTGCTGGTGTAACTCTTAAGGACTTTAAACAAGGCAACACTGGATCAAAGGCTGTAGCAAGAAAAACTGCTCAAGTAAATAAAAATACTGGCGGTGGAAATACTGGCGGTGGAAATACTGGCGGTGGAAATACTGGCGGTGGATCTAGTATTAATTACAACCCCGCTGCTCGTGGAGGAGCAGCATTTGGCAATGAAGATTATAATCATTTAAAATCTCAAGGCCATAATGATCAGCAGATTAATAGCTATCTTGGTACATTAAACAACAGTCAAGTATCAAATAAATATAAAGCACAAGGGGGATTTACTCCTAATCCTACGAACACATCTACAGGCGGCGGCATAGACTATTCAGATAAATACGACACTAGTAGTCCTAATTTTCACAGTAGTTATAAATCATTGATGGGTAATTATGATCCTGCATCACGTGGAGGAGCAGCATTTGGCAATGAAGATTATGACTACTTAAGATCTCAAGGACATACTGAAAGCAGTATTAATTCGTATCTTGGCGAATTAGATACTTCACAAGTATCTAATAAATATAAAACCAGAGGTGGTCATACACCTAATGCCAGTATAAATAGTGGTAGAGACAGTAGTGATGGTCTGTATCAAGATAGATATTCCGTAGGTAAAGGCGGCGAAGATGATAAAGGTGATATGTATTTAAGCCAAGGCGCTCTTGGAAATATAAATAGTTATTTTAATATTTCAGGTAATACACAAGAAGACGTTGTAAATAGTTGGAATGCAAATGATTTTGAAAGGTCATACACTTCTTGGAAAGATACAGGGAATAGTGAAGTAGGAAAAGGGCACGGTGGATATGCTGGCGATGTTTTAAAAATGATTGATCAAAATAATTTTAAAGTTACTGACGAGCAGTATAATCGTCTTGTTAATGACGCTAAAAATCATAACTGGAACTCTCAAATGTCGTCGGATGGTACGCAGGCTGGCAGGTCACACGCAGACTTTGATGCAAGTGGTATGTATGACGCCAGACTTGGTGGGACGATGGAAAGTCAAGGCAATATGAATGATGTAACAGGCGCAAAATATGCTGATTGGACTAACTCAGAATACTATAGTGGTGCATCTGTAGACGCAAGGAACAACAGAAGGCAGCAAGTTAATGACTCTATGGATGCAGCTGCTTTTCAGAAAAGTCTGCACGGGGGAAACGCAGATGTTTCTCATATGCATCGTGAGATGGAGCAATACAAACCAGCAGGTTTTCAGTATGACCCGTGGAGTGGAGCCACAAATCAACAAACAATGGGGGATAATAACTTCCAAAACTTTGGAAGTCAGGAGTCAGACTTTGAAGCTCCGACTCAAGCTGCTAGTAATTTTGACATGCCTAATGTTCAACAAAGTATGGGGCCACAGTATCAAGGCTGGCAGGAACAGATGGGGAATGCAACCCAAAGTCCATATACTTCTAGAAGTAAGTCTAGTAATATGAACTTTAATTTTAACCCCTACAAATTTCAGCAAGGGCAGTAGTTATTTAGATTTACGTCCAAAGTCAAATTCAAATATAGCTCCTTGTAGAAATGGCTTAAGACAGAAGAGTTCTTCTTGATCCATTTCTCCTTGACCAGTCCATTTTTCTAATGTATATGACACAGCTGAATGGAGCGCACGAATAGCGCGCTCATCAAATACACATGAGACTGATGGTTCATCCATAGATAATATTATATCTAGTGAGTAGCAGCCCAGTTTTCACCATGATCAGCTGATGCAGCCATAGGTACTCGCAGGTTGTAGTACTTACCAGCCTCAGGTGCTGCTGCTTCTAACAACCGTTTCATTCGATCAACCTCAGCAGGTACTACAGACATCTGAACTTCATCGTGTACGTAAGCGCAGCGAGTGTAGTCACGGTCATAGGTAAGTCCCGCATCGTCTAACATCTGCTGTCCAATTACCACCCATCGCTTGGAGATGATTGCTCCGGCAGACTGAAGTAAGAAGTTGGGACTACTGTGCTCAGCACGACAGAATATAGGACGCCCATCAAGGCCCCTAAGACGACCAGTTGAGCGAACTTTAAGTTTAACTGCATCTACTAATGGCTCCAATCCAGGGATAGCGTCAAGGAATTTGCGGCGGAGTTCACCGCCAAGTGTTTTCTTCTGTGCATCTGATAGCTCAGGCTGCAGACTATGGCCAAGCTTTACATCACCTGCTCCATAAATGAATGCGTAGGTCAGCGTCTTGACTTGTGTACGTGTACATCCCACACGATCAGCATTTTGCTGGTGAATGTCACCGTTGACGACAACTTCAGCGAAGGAGCCCTGGTCAAAGGCGGCCAAGTAGTGCCCTAATAGGCGTAATTCCAGGCCTTCAAGGTCAGCTCCGACCATTACATGACCAGGGTGAGGTACAAATAGTTCACGTGCCCATGGTGCAGATACAACCTGGCCCAAGTTGGGACCACGATGAATATTTCTAGATGTTTGAGTAGCAAGAATGCAGCTGTGGTGGATACAACCATCGTCTTCCATAGAGTTGAACCATGAATTGGTTCCCTCCGACAGCTGACCTAACCACTTCTGCAAGGTCAACAAACGAATAAACATCTCACATTCGTCATGCAGTTTTTGGTTACCAGCAGACAATGCAATGTCTCTTACTTCAGAGAGAGTTGCCTCATCAACTTTTGGCTTACCAGTCTCAGTAACTTTAGTGAAGCGTGCACCACGGAATGTTTGCAAAGCCCAAACAATATTTAGGCGTGACGTAGGGTTAAAGTCAGTCAAGCGCGTCATAGAAGCACCTGCTACATAGCCTTTCTTTTTATCAGCACGCTTTGGAGTAAATACTTTACCAGGTACGTACAGATAAATTGATTTGATTTTATCTGTTAAATCATCAAACTCTTGCTGCAGTTTCGTACGTACACGTACAGCAGCCTCAGTGTCAAATCTAAATCCACTTGCTTCCTGCTGAGCCATAAGCTCGGCCATCCGCATTTCAAGAGCAACGTAATCAGGCATCATTATTTTTTAGCTGGTTGAATCCAAAGTTGAGATCTTTCTCTTTAGCCGCCCTGTCTGCTCGATTCTTATGACCAAGCTTTGCTACAGACTCCATAACCTTTAAGCAGTCCTCTGTAGTAGCTCCTTCTGGCATACGCGAGTGAACGATATTAAATAGCGGAAAGAAAATCTCCGCTGCCTCTGTCATTTCTTCAGAGTTGAGTGGATCTGATTTCTTAGGAATAGTCATTCATTCTCCTTTGCAATAGTTCGTATAGCTTTACTGTTACTTTTGTATCTTGGATGCAATAGTCAAGCATCTCAGGAGTGTAAGTAGACCAGTCATTACTGGTGTTCTTAGCAAAGTCTCCTTTGAAGCACTTTAATCTATAGCCCCATGCCTCTAGGCTATGTGAGCCGTAGAGCCTTTGTGGCATTCCAATAGGTCTTCTTTCATAATCTCGCTCACTAATGTGAGGATAATACAAGCGAGACAGAGTAAGTGTGTCAAGGTAAGAACCTCTTGGTGCAAACTCTGGAAACTGTTCTTTAAGAAGTGGTACATCGTATCCCAGAATATTGTGGCCAATAAGAACATCAGCACGCTCAAGGGCTTTTACACCTTGAATGACTGCACGTTCTGGTTTGCAGTCAAAAACTTCTGCTTCTTCTACATTAGCGATATCACGAATCACAATACAGTGAATTGTAGAACCGACACGCAGTAAGCCAGTACTTTCAATATCAAATAATAGTTCAGTTGTCATAGATGGTTTCTACCGCTGGTTTGTCTGGGGATGGGTCTGGATATAATTTTTTATCAATTTTACGATTGGCATGTTTGTTGACTGAGAGCCTCGGGTCTTCGTCTTCGAAGTGAGGTTCAATAGCAATGTCTAATTCGCGTGCTAGGCGTGCAGCTCTACGGAATTCATCCTTGTAGTAGGGCTCCCAGTCAGATGCAAGAACAACAATCTTTCGAATACCCATGATGTGTGCTTGAAAGACAGAGGCAGAAAAGGGATATCGCGTTGAGTAAATAGTTGCACCAGTCATAGGTGTGCCTCGCTTGCATGCGCCAGCAATGGCATAGCAAACGGGATCAATCTCTACCTGAGAGTCAGTTAGCAACGAGCGTCCATCGCCCATGATCTCTCGATCACGCACAATTACACACCCGCCAGGGCATGACGGATGAGTTGAGGCAGCTCCAACAGCTTTAGCAATATCAATAAAATGTTGCTCCTTATTTTTTATATAAGTGGGATCACCTTTAGGTGCTGTCATATCACATTTGGGAGTGGTTACTCTTATATTAGGTAGTGAAACACATGATTGCGGATACATGGATTACATCAAATTCACTAAAGACATGGAAGAATATAATGATTGGAATCGTCTCGATGGACCGCACTCAGTAAACGATGCGTGGTTAGATTTTGGTACGACTGATCGTGTGCATAGCCCAAGCCATTACACATCAGGTAAGCAGGAAGTGATTGATGTTATCGAAGACACAATCAAGAATGCACCTGACGTGACGCAAGGAATGCTTCAAGGACAAGTGATGAAATATCTGATGCGACTATGGCTTAAGGACAACCCAGCTGAAGATGCTAAGAAAGCACGGTGGTATCTCGATCGCCTGATTAGCAAGATGAGTTAGCACCTTACAAATCTGAATAAACCATTTTCACAAGTAAGAGTCTCATGCTCTTGCTTGTGCTCTAGTAGTTTGTTGAAGATATGATCAGAAGCAATAGAAGTGTGCTTGAACTCAACTGTAATGCCTTGATCAAACCCTGGCAACTCTGGGTCATACCATTTAACAGGACGTAAATATTCCCATGGGTCCAAGCCCTGAGAGACCCATGCATTCAACTCTTCTAATCGTTGTGCAGTCTTAATGATATGAGCTTCGTGAGCAATTTCAATAGGCAAGGACTTGAATTCATTATTGCTTAGCAATGCATGCTTCCACATCAATGAACCATCCTTGTGGATCAAACGACATGGATGAACACGACTGCCAGATGGCATTGTATAGAAAGCTTCAGGAGATATATGCCTACTCATTACACGTCTCCCCTGTGCTCTTCGTAATGTTCTAGGTCTTTGAACCAGTTATCACCAGCATACTCATTGTATATAATCCTACCGATGTCACGGAAGGTGTTATGGAATAAAGTGACCTTATCAATATCACTAATGGTTGCATCCAAAGGTGGGCCATAGATTAATACATTCCAGGTTGAAGGGCAAACTGATTCAAAGCCCTTAGAAGTAGCTCGAAGTTGTTTAATGCGACGAAAAGGAATACAAACAGGATAATCCCATATAACCGGAGTCGCTCTGACGATTTCTGATGCACTAGTAAAAAATACAAAACTGTTTATATGGTTATTGCGATACTCATTAATAGTTTTGTTTAACCACACACGAGTGTTTCGCACTGCACCCTTAGGTGCTACCCAGACATTTCCATGCCAGTGTTCCTGGAGTGGGTTTGTCTCCAACGATGGAACAGACGTTGCATCTACCAATACCTGCTGAACAGGATCAGATGTTGGGTCATAGTCGATAGAGCCCATGACTTGACGAGCTCTTTCGATTAATTGCGGCGTTGGATAAAGAGGTAGTTTTAAACCACTCTCTTTAAGCTTAGCTTGTAAATTCTGCTGCGAGCGCTCGGAAGCCTTCTTGGCTCCCACCTGCTTCGACTGCAAATGTTCTTGTTCCAGCATCACTGATCAAGGTAATTAGTACATTTTTTGACCAGTCATTCTCATCAATTTCTTCCAGCAGTTTACGCAGGAACTCAACTACATCGGTGTCTTCATTCGCTTCTGCAGCATTAATATCTGCTTCCAGTGAAGTGCCTGACATAAAAGTAGTAGAGTCGTTGCACAGATTAATTACCAGTGACCCTGCACCTTCTGCAAGCACTCCATTTGAAGCGATATTAATTAGATCAGTAAGAATCAGTTCAGCAGTAGCAGCAAGAAACTTTTGCTCTTGCTCCTTCTCTTCTCCGAATTTGTCTGAATGAATTAATTGCTGAAGTAGATCTGTACGTCTAGACATAATGTAATGACTCTTTCAATAGGATAAGTTAATTAAAACTCTGATGTGGGATCTTCATCATTAGTTTCGTGATCTTCTGGTTGTTCAAACAAGCCTGGAGAATCTGGTTTCGTCTGACTGATGTGACGTCCGTTAAGCATATCTACCATGACAGCTTCAAAACGTTCATCAAACATTGAGTTTGGATTAAGTATGAGATCTTCCCGTTGATCCAACCCTTCAGACATAGCAATCTTCTCCTGTTCTTTTACTGCTTGCTGGATCATATACTCAGCAATCTGTTGCCTTAGTGTATGCAACTCACATGCAAGTTCAAAACTTTCTAGATAGCTATCGTGGTCTACAAATACCCCAATATTTTGAGGAATAAGATGGAAGGGATTGCAACAATACTTGTTCCCACAAGTAGTTTTAACACCAGTGAATCCAAGATCACCCCATGTAAACCACATCGCAACACGTTGAGGATGGTGCTGTGTCGATGATGAGATGCCATGCCTTCTCCATGCAAATTGAGGTTGCTTAGTTCTTTTATTTATGCATCCGTTCCATTCCCAGCATTCATCTGGATCAGCCATGTCTACTAATGACCAGAACCTAAGAGCTTTTACTCGATTCTTTTTTAGTAACTTTGATATATCAAAGGACATTCGCCCTTCACGTGCACCGGCTACGCAGCGAACACAAGCCTGGTGGCTGTCATAGCGCATGCTGTGGGAAGAGAATCTCCCAAGGGAATGTCCTGAGTAAAGGCAAAGCTCTCCCTCCTCAGCTGTATTAGACATCTGTTTGACGCGCCTGCCATAAGCATGACCGCCAACTTTTTTAGAAGGTTGAGCCTCAGCCATTAGAAAGATCCCTCAGGTTTTACATATGTCCCACCATGAGGTGGGTATTGATCTTCAGTGTCGAGTGATTCGAGTTGATTATTAATCATGTACTCGTAACGAGTGGAGTTCTCGTATTTGATTCGAACTAATTTTGAGCTTGGGGTGTAATACTCTGGTCGTCCAACAACCAAAGCATTCATCCCATTAGTTTGCACACGGACACGCAGCCCAATTTTGATATCGGAAGCAAGCATATTAATACCTTATATATTGTTTAGTTTAATTAGAAGTCGTTCAAGATATGGGATTCATCTAAAGGATCATCCTTTGGACGTTGCCAAATACGAATCGATTTAGATTTACCATTAGCGTCTTTCCTGCTTGTTACCAAACGACGCCACCCCATTGACTGAAGTACATCAGCAACACGGCGTCCTTCACGACGTGACTGGTTGCGAGGGTCAAGCTCCAGTGCATGTGTAAGCACATCGGCTGCAGTGACCTCTTGCTTGATTGAAACGTAAGCTCCAATCTTGTCTAACCAAGGATCTGGATCACCAAACTCTTGGATGTATTCCGAGATTGCAGCAATCTCACCACTGTTGAATTCATATCCAACGCCGCTACGGTAAGCATGTACCGCCGCTGCCCATAGACTATCTCGTTCTTGCTCTAATTGCTTCCAAGGAATCTGAAATCCTCCTGCAATTTCTAGTGGAACGAATCGTCTATTGCCAGTACTGTCAACAAGAAATTGATTCCTATTGGTAGTACCAATCATCACAAAGCGACGTGGCAACTTCGATGGGAGTGATGCATATGGATAACGAACCTCATCTACCCGACTTGTGATTAGGTTCTTAAAGTTCTCAATGTTCCTGACATTGAAGTAGTTATCAATCTCAGGTAGCTCAAGCAGCCATGCCATATGCAGGCGGTACTGCTCTTTCATCAGAGTCTCCAAGGGAATGGTGATCTCTGCGAACAGGGCATCAGGTACCAAGTTCCTTGCGAACATGGACTTACCTACACCCTGAGCACCCACAAGAATGGGTAGCCAGGACATGGATGCACCTGGGTTGTAGGCACGAGCTACTGCACCAATCATCATGCGTTGCATGGCAAGAGTTGCTAGCTGATGCTTGTTACCTAGGAAGACTTCTCCAATACGGTCCCAATCTTTATGTGGGATCGCATGTGCTGCACAACTATCGAGGTACCGAGTGATCGGGCAGTAACCGTTTTTACCTGCTGCGTACTGAATAGCTGACTTGATACGCGGCTCAGGAATGAAGACCCCGTACTCACAAGCAAGCTTGGTAGTCATGATGTCTAGGTCATTACCTTCGAGCTGAACAACTTTCCCGTTGGGGTCGTCATACTCAATGGCATTCGTAAGTCTGTTCTTACGTAGACCAGTCAAGATTGCTTTGACTTTATCTACGTCAGCCTCACGTTCTTTGGCAGCATCATCACTGCTTTTCTTTGGTCGTCCACGTTTGGCAACCTTTTTGGAATCCGGTAAGGGTTCCGGTTCAAACTGCATAGTTTCTCCTTTTGCTTGTCGTATAACCTCTTCAAAACTGACCAAAGGATCAGTCTCTGTATAACCAACTGCTCCACCAGATGCACCAAAGCGCACATCACGGGGAAGCTTACTAGTCCAATTAGGATCTTGCTTTTTTGCAAGCGAATACAGTTTAGTATGCCCAGCATATTTGCCGAGACCTTTCCACTTAAACGCACGAATGTTTTCTTCTTTGTGACCGTGGTGGCCACGAATGACCCAGTCAACCCAGTCATCAAATAGAACGCCACCTACGCCAGCACAAGCTGCCATGACAGGCACGTAGTAAGACTCGTACTCATCGTCATCAGATGGACGCAGGAACTCTCGAAGGAGCCACTGACATCGTCTTACGTCAATATCCTCACAGTCTGAATGTACAAACTCTGTAGGTTCGTCGTAATCAATGTCAGTCAGTAGGAATTCAGGAACCAATGCACCATCATTAAGACGATGACGGGTAGCTGTATTGCCATACCAAAGGCGCTCAGGCTTTTGTCCGCAGTTATCTTTGAGATCATCGAGCTGCAGATCGGCAAGCAAACGGTTAACGATTAACCAGTAAGCACCACGATGCTGTCTAGAAGATTCAAGATCAATTTCTAATGCAAAGATTGCACGGAATCTGTGCTCTTCTTCTGTGTGACTTGCAGAAGTATAAGTAGCAAGGCACCACTCTTTAGCAGTTGTGGTTTCCCAAAACTTATCAAGAGTAGTGTCGCCATCAAAGTCAATGACAATGATGTTGCTACCAGCTGCATTATCTGCACGCCTGTGTCGATCAATAAAATGAGTGGCGCACCAGCCGTAGCCATGCTCCACCCATCCAAGTAGCCAGTCAATGCTGACTAATACATTTGACCAACCACGAGCAACCAGTTGTGGGTTGCTTTTATTTTGGCAGTTCTTATTGACTGCTATCTTCAGTATCTTTTGCACTCTCCATCTCATGAAATTGTTGGGCTCTTTTCAAAAACTTTGCTTCGAATCTGTCCAGCTGATCGGTATCTATAAAGATACCTTGAGAGGTTTCTGGAGTAGAGACAATAATCAAAGCTACATCACATTTATATCCTGTTCGTTCAGCTAACGCGAGGCGGTAAGCCGCCATTTGCTGAGCGCACTTTTGATACTTCCTAAATCCACCAAAACCTAAGCGGTCTCCTTTCTCAGGAAACACAGCAGAGTAAGGAGCGTTACTGGTTTTAAAGTCAGCAATTATCTTTACCCCACCTATCTCTCCGATCAAGTCAGGACAACCAGCGTACAAATGTTCTGTTGACCAGACATATGCAACTTCGCGGTCATCGCTTCTGAGGTGATTCCAGTCAGGACGCAAAGGACGTTCCGACCAATGAAGTGTATCAAACCAATCTAGGTATGGTGTGATTCCATTCCAGAAGTCTTGATATTCTTCAGAAACTCCGGGATCTAATCCACGGAGATAGTTTTCACAACCAAGGTGAATAGCAGAGCCACGAGTTGAGGCTGCTTCTAATGCACCAGGGTTGTTCTTCTGCCAGTTACGTAAGCCAGCCTTAGCCTTTTCAGTTTCTGTAGCAGACAGGACTGTTGTAACCGAAGGCATATACAGACCTGAACAAAGGTACTTTCTATAGCCGCTCGGAGTTTGTATCCGATACGGCTTATCAGTAGTCACCCTCTTCTACCTGCTCTTGAAAGTTCTGCGAATACGTTGCGCCTGTATCTGTAACAGTGGTTTGCTCCTGAAACATGGCATACAGTTGCCCCACTGCGTTACCTACTGCTTCTGTTACCTGTCCAATTGCTTCAACACGCTGAGTCATAAACGAAACTTCGTTCCTCATATCTGCAACTTCTTGACGCAATGCAATGGTGTGATCCATCAGGGAAGGCACTTTTGGAAGGGGCCTTGTTGCTAGTGGTCGTTGCGGAGCATCGGGTACAACGGGTTCAGCAGGAACGGTTGCTTGTGCTCCTGCGATGATCTGTGCAATGCGTGCCTGCATTTCAGGTGGCAAGTTATCCATATTTGAATTAGTCATTAGAATTCAGTTTCCTCTTCTACTTTTTTAGTTGCAGTTGTTGTCCCTACATGGGCTCCACGTTTGTCGGTTCCACCAGCAGGAAGACCTTTCTCATCGACTTGTTTGCCATCGAAAGGATCCTTGCCTTCAAAGAAATTAGGAAGCCAGATGGTGTCCTTCTCTTTGTCCCAAGTTGACTTAATTTTATCTGGCACCTTACGGACCTTCGGTAGGATGCTGTATGTAGTTTCCAGACCGGCTCCCTTGCGGCTAATCTTAATTGAAAAATTAGCAAGTCCGTCTTCTGTCCAAGTGTAGTCTTCAATTTCTTGAAGAATTTCTGTGAGCTGTTCTCTAAGTGATTTTTGTTCAATGAAAAGTACCTCTAAACGACCGCGAGCTGCACTAGTGCCAACCCAAGCGAGGAATCGCCGGGGCTTGACATAAGTTCCATCGATTTTTGGTCGATCGGGCTTGGACCAATCGGTCTCTCGTGCGATGTCTTCGGGCTGCCCAGGATGAGTGCGAGTAACAACGTAGCCGTTGAAACGCAAATCACCAGTCTTAGCATCACGGCATTCGGATGCGTACTGCCAACCCACGATTGCGTGACCTGTTTCGTAGCAGCCGAGTAGCCGGAACTCTTCTGACTCTCCGTCTTTAAGACTGCTTGGTTTCCAATAAGGTTGTGGTTCTCTTGTTTCAATTTTATCTTGGTTTTTCTCCAGCATTTCTGGAGGTAGGACTTGTAGCGCCATATTGATGTTATTTAGACTCTACAAATATAAGTAATACAAAGGATAAATGTGAGCTATGAAGCTAATACTTTGTGTCCATACCAGACAACTAAACTATACCGATTACCTTCTCTAAGCATATTGACTCGGTGCTCACATTTAGAAGGGAAGACCACGAAGTCTCCGTATTTCATTTTGAATACGCGGATATTAGAATCACTACCGTCTTTAATAAATAATTCAGCACCGTCATACATCTCAGAAGAACTCAGGCATACACTGATGCTTAGCTCCCTAACAAAATCAGTAACGTCATCATCATAATAGTCTTGATGCCAGTCATAATGATCGGTGACTTCATCGTAGATAGTAAATTGATATTCCCTAGCTGAGTCGGAGATATTTAAATTAAAGTATCCTACGTTGATTTCTTGAACCAGCTTGTCAATAAGATCAGTAGCTTCTTGAGATTTTTTTAGCCAATGTAATTTTCCTTTTCTTATAGTTAGATCAAGATCATCACCAGACTCATCATCTTCAGAGTCGCCTATACAAGCCAGGGACAGTTCGTCAACTTCAATAACTTCTTTAGCAATTATCTCATCAATTAGTTGTGCAGTATCAAGAGATAGCCGTCCACTAACAATGTTATCTGTAACTAAATCAATATCAAAGGCAGGGTAATTGGTAAACATAAGTGTCCATTTTTTAGCATTAAAAAAGGTCTCACGTGAGACCATTTTGGGTATATTCAGTTCGCTTAGAAAACGAATGCATTACATACAGCTTGATAGTTAACTTCTCCGCCAAAGACTTCGTCAATAGCAGTCTTCGATTCACGCTCAAGTTTGCTGTCAACTTTTGACAATGCAAAGCCATAACAAGCTTCTGCAATCTGACCTGCATAATTATTTCTGATTTCAATTGCAGCAGCACTGCCTTGCAAATTTTGTGAAGCTGTAGTTGCAGAATTGATGAGACCACTGGTAGAGAAAGCAAGTGGTACACCGACAGCAGCAATAGCAGCGGAGCGGACGAGGTTGTTAATGTCTAGGTTCATAATAAAAATAAATAAATGTGTTTGTGTTTAGATAATCAATAGTCAGGTACAGGGTCTACTTCGCCGTAGCCCTTTGCTTGGCCCGTTGTTCGAGCTTGAGAATTAGATCTCTCCTTTTCTTTGCGAGTAGTGAAGTCGTTTGCAACGATTGCACGGTAAGGGCTTGCGTCACCTTCCTTGCGGTATTCACGGAGATAGCCATGGACGCATATGCCACGTCCACTACGGATTCGATCGCTAAGTTTGGACTTCCTGCTTTCATGGAGTTCCATAAAGAGCCAGGTAGTGACGTCAGCGTTATCCAGGGTAGTCCCAATTTTGGTTGCGATTTGTCCATTCTTGCGTTCCTTAATGTCGTTAGATCCAAAGAATGCATTACCTAGGACAACCTGATTGCAATACATATCCTGTGGAATGTTGAACTCGACAGTGGTTACCATCAGATCCAATGGCTGTGCTGTGTCCTCAGAGAAAACAAGATAGCCAGTGATCAGTGCACGATTACCTTTCTTCCATTCGAGGAACGAGTCGAGCTTGGGACCGGATCTGTCGTAACAGAGAACTCGGAGTTTGACCTCGTTGTCACCACTGCCAGCGGGGATAACAGCATCAGCCCCGCGATAGTCCAACCCATAAGCATTGATCGGATCTGAAATAATGGATCTGAGTTCAACTGTGGCTGCGATAAAATTCATTATTGCCTATATATTTATCAGTCTTTAATATAAGCATTAAGACCACATGGCGCGAGATATAGTTGGTAATTCTGTGTCAAGAATCTCTCCGATCTGTCTAGCAATTTGTGAGTGCTCGACTTGAGTCCCATGACTGGCTCGCAGATCAATATAGTGCAGCCAACTTCGTATAGTGCCTGACATATACATCCTAGTTTTGGTACTTAGAGGAAGGACGTTACGTGCACATTCTTTAGCAACACCATAAGCGAGCAGCTTTTTGTATAAAGAGTTTGACTTATTGTTATGCAAAGTGATCATATCCTGTAATTCTTCTGATAGCTCTTCAGGAAAATCATCAATAGAATTTTGGCGATTATCTAAGTCCTGTCTACGAAGTTGGGGTACTTCTATTTCAGTGACTTCTGCATAGCGCTGAGAGAACTCTTGAAATGAGAACGATCTGTGCCTGAGGATTTGCGCTCCAATAGCTCTTGTAGTCTGAATCTCGACGCACATGGACGCCATTTCGAATGGACTCCAGTGCTTGTGCTTGATGAGATATTTGATGAGACGTTCGACATTGGGATTATCCTCGTTAGCTGGATTGGATACTCGGGCAAGTTTGCCGATTAATCTTTCGGCATCAGGTGTTACCCATACCAGTTTAGCTGTGTGCATGTATTGCTAGGAGTTGACGTAATTGTTTGACAGTTAATTTATTTGCACGCTCTCTGACGTAGAGACAGAGATCGTCTATGTAATCACTCTTCAGTTTTGATTTTGCCATATAAATTTGGTCGTATCTTTCCGTAGCCAGATTGAATCTTTAGCAATTCACCCTTACCTTTGAGCTTATCGTAATAAGCATCAAAGATATCGGCCATTGTGTATGCACGAACTACATCATAAGCAAGATTGCCATCAATACTATAAGAAACGATATGGCAATCAGATGGTAAGTGGCTGTCTGCAAAGGTCTTAGGATTAATCTCTTGGTCTACGATTTGAATTTTAATCTTTTCTTTTACAGTAAATTCAAGGGGAGGCATTTATGCGTATTGCGGTAGATTTTGATTAGCGGTTTCAAAGAAAGCAGGCATACGTGATGCACGAGTATCAATTAATCCCTCTGCTTTACCTCTGGAGTAGAGCGAATCTGAATTCGCCAGCCAGAAGTTTGACGACAGATGCTTATGCTCTGCTTCCCCTTTGAGGGATTGAAGGCACCAAGCAACCGTAGCTCGCCTAAGGTTATTGAGGGTTTTGTCAGACTTAAGTCCAAGCGCTTCACACACGAGTGTGTTCGCCGCGACATGGGTCTGTTCGTCTCTTGAGATGTCGGCGGATGTTGTGCGTAATCCTGTATCTCCCAGTCGTCGGAAGATGGGCAGTAAGACGAAGAAGACTGATCTCTCAAGTACCACAGCTTTGAGAACAGGATGGCGGTCCAACTCAAGCCAGGTTTTACAAATGTGTGCAGCTTCTTTCTCAAACCGAGGGGAGACTCCGTGTGCAGCAGCTGCGAAATTAAGGGCAATGTCATGTTTCTCTTCATCAACAACGTTAGAAGCAAGTAGTTCCTTACAGCCTTTAACGTCAGGCAGATCGCCCTTCATAGCGTCAGCAATAAAATCACCAACGGGAATCTCAAGACAACGTAGCGCTAATGCACGTTGAATGACTTCTTCGCCACCATCAAGTAGCTGACCAGCTGATACTTGAACTGGAGTCCAGGTACGCTTGCGCTGGTGAAGATGAATGTAAGGAGTTTCTGCTTTCATTGGATTGGGTATAGGGTTTATTCAGCGCAGCCAACACAGGCTGCAGGGTCATTAAAGATGTTGATAATGCCGTCATCATCGTCGTCACCGTCGTTGAATCCGAACATAGTTCCAAAATCACCGTCTAGTGCAGCAAGTGCATCATCTTTTGCCTGGGTATTCTGCATAACTTGCAAGCTGTAGTACAGCGAAGTTTGGGGAGAATCAAGCCAAGCTTCAATAAAGTCATCGTCGTATTGAACAACGTCGCTCCATGAATTGAAACTATAGCCATGCGCCAGGCCGGTGCGTTTAAGCATTTCCATAATGCCATCGACTACACGTTTGTAGTTGTCCCAGCCAACTGAATCGGCTGTTTCAACTTCTCCGTAATCGAATGTTTCGACACCGAATGTAGAGCTGTCCCTATCCACTGTGCGTCCGATTGGCGGTGCAATTTCGGGGGCCGTGGTATAGCCAGCTCGGTCTGTGTAACGGTAACTACATGAGGCAGTTGGAGCAATAGCAAAGCAGCGATCCATATTGGCCCGTTCTGCAATAGCTGCTGCTGAATCAACACCTAGCTGAAGTTCTTTAACTATCTTACGTGCTTCTGGAGTCGTAATGTAATCACCTTCGGGATACAAATGCGCAGTAAGTGCTTCGCCAAACTGTTCGTAAGTGACGTTCTCCAGAGCCAATAGATTTGCTAGTCCAAGCATTCCAAGTCCTACCTGACGATCCTCCTTTTGAGTGAGATACTCACCAGTCTTTTCAACACCAGTTTTTGAATGCAGATCAATAAGCTCTGACATCCCTGCAATAAATGCGGATGGAATATCTTCAGGACGACAAGCGCCCAAGTTTATATGTTCCAAAAGACAAGTGCCACGGCTCTTGAGAAAAACCTCAAGGCAAACGTTGGCATAAATACGCTCACCATGCTGATCGCTGCGGATCTTGGCAAGCCAGATGTCACCACGAGCAATGCCTTTGAGGATTGCATCTTTGACTGCAGGCTTGGCCATGTCCCACATGACGTTAGACAAGTTAATGCAACGCTTAGCCCAAGGGATTTCATGCCTAGGCATGTTTACAAACTCAAGAATATCCCGATGATTGCAATCTAGGTGGAGCACAACAGCGCCGTTCTTGTAGACCCCACCTCTACGTAGTTGCTCATTCAAACAGCTATAGATTTTGCCAAATGAGCAAGGCCCCGAACTTACTAGCCCTTTACCGTTGTCATGCCCGGCAGGACGGATCTTAGAAAGATGTACAGCAACGCCTGCTCCAAAACGTAGTCCATGACTCACGTAGCGCCAGCTGGCCTCAATTCCATTAGGTCCTTCCATGCTGTCTTCGACAACAAATACTGTGCAGCTGACAGGGAGGCGACTGGCTGGATCATCAATCCAATTTTGTACACGACCAGTTCGTGCAATTACCTGATTATTTTCCATTGGTGTCGTAGTAATTAAGTTGAGGTTTTGGTAAACAGTCAGCCAGATCAGGCGGTAAATACGATGGACCTTTAAGGACCTTTCCGTCTTCTCTATAAATTGGCTTTCCTTGTTCATCTAGTTTACTGAGATTAGACTCATAAACGAGTTGCATAGCCTTATCTAAATCGATGCCATAAGTAGCAGCAAATTGATAGCAAACAAAGACAAGGTCTGATAGTTCCTTTACAAGTTCTTCTCTACGATTTGTATTTTCAGGATCAGCAAAGCATTCATCCGCAGCAGTCATAAACTCCTGGCCTTCTTCAGCTATTAATCGTAGCTGCATATCCCATAAATTCTTTTTAATAAATCCAAACCTAGAGATATTGTCAAGAGTTTCTTGATTAAAGATCTCTCTGAATTTACGTGCTTGATCAAGTAATGTCATCATTATTCCCTGAATGTGATGCGTCCTCTTGTTAAATCAAAAGGACTAAGTTCTACGGTAACTCGATCACCAACCAAGAGCTGGATCTTACGTGTTACCAATTTTCCTGATGCTCTACACAAACACTTATGTTCTGCTGGCTCATCTAGTTCAACATTGAAGTATCCGTTGCCGCTCTCCTTAAAGATGACACCTTTCGTTTCAATGACATTTGCTTTTTTGCTCATATTCTTTTACAGATTTGAAATATAGTTTGTTGTATTTAACGATCATCTCGTTAATTACTTCGCGGTCGTCAAGCTCATCAATAGCAATTAAGTGCTGAGAGCATCCATGAAGCTCACCAATAAGGAGTAAGTATTGTTCAGGCTGCATTAAAACCTTTTAATTTTTTGTGTTTCTTTTTATCTTTCTTATACAGATTATGTGGCCCAATTTTACAAAGCTGCTCATCGCTTTCCTTAGAAAGGATAGAACACATTTGATCTACTGCCATGGCAAATATACCCGCATGAGACAGTTTGGCAACCATGTGATGTGACAGATCAAATATAAACTCTTCACGCTCATTTTCTGTCATTCTGGATGTGCGTATGTGTAGGCATCGAGTGTTGCTTGGAGGTGCTCAATAATTGAGTTAGCTCCCACGAATCGTTCAACAGATTCTTCTCGATAGTCACAGTCTTCATCGCCGTCTTCATCTAGTCGGCAGGAAACCTCCTCATGAACGACGACGAGTGTTGGTGACAGTTCCACCGATAACTCCTCCGCCAACGCTGTAGGGCTGCCTGAGGGTGCTTTAAGAGGGACAAAGTCCAACTCAGCCGCTTCGTTTTCTGTGAGAGTTTTGACGTGGTCCTTGAGACGATCGCAAGGAGCACACCCGTCTTGGGTAAAAACATAGAGCTTGTAGTTTTTCATCATTGTTTTAAGCAGGATTACCATCAGTGAAATAGAAACCACCGATACAGTTCTCGTTATTTGATATTACTAAATGTCGTGCATGTTGATAACATCTCATACCCATATGATAGGAAATCATGACGGGATCACCAACATTAACGGTATCGAGTTTGCTGCACATGATTAGACGTACAGCAGGTGGTTTACGTTTGTACTGGATCTCTGCTTCATAAGCAAGGTGTGGGTCCTCTTCCATTGTGTTGGGGTTAAAAACTGTTCTGACTTTTGGTGCAGTCACTGGGATTGCTTCCATTTCAGACATTAGTTTTTTCAAGTTCTTCTTCCTCTAAGTAAATACAAAAGTCATCAAAGTCCATTGGTCCAAGCCAGTCATCGTATAGATACTGGGGAGTGGGGTCGAAGTCGTCGAGGTATTCCTCAAACTTGACCCGCTTCTCTTGTTCAGTCATTAGTCCATTGAAATGAAATATTTGAAGCATCTTCTATAAATGCTTCTTCGAGTTCCTCATATCCCTTGTCAGAAAGGTCATCCTGTAAATGAGGTGAGTTGTCTATATAAACAGGAATGAGTTGTTCTATTTGACGCATGAGTGAGTTTGCAAGAAATGCTCGAAACCGTGTTTGTTCTTTTGCTGTAAGTGTCATTTGTTTGTAATTAGACGGTATGTTGTACGACGCTTACCGTTAGCTAAACGTCGATTCAGCAAAGCCAATTCTTTTTTGGCAAGTTCTTCATCCTCAAAGGATTCTTTGGTGACCCAGACTTGTTGTTGAATGTGAATCATGAGTTAGGCAGGTGCAGTTTTAGCGGAGGTAGATACTTTTTCTCAGCAAGGTACACTTCGACTTCCTGGCGCTGATCGCTAGTGAGATAACCAAACATGATGTTGAGTATTTGGTTGAGATAATGGTCAGGATGTTCTGGTGAGTCTTGGGCCAATCCTGCGTGACACAGGAGTACGACATCGAGCACGTCATAGTCTGGTAACTTGTCAACGTTCATTTGTAAATTGGATGTATTCGGTGGGATTTTCTGCAAAATAATCAAGTAGTTCTAGAAGCCGACATGCTGTAATGTGCTCCCCATCAATAGATAATTGGAGGAGCACACTGTTGAGATAACGTCTAGCAGCCAGCAGTTCGGTAACTGCCCGTGATGTCATTCCTCTTTTTCTTCCTCTTCTTTCTTCTGTAGTTGTAACTGTGTTCTGGAATATTCAGATACACAGTCGTCAACAATAATCTCGAGCTCTTGTGAGTCCAGCTCTTCAAGTGCCATTGCACAGACAGAGCGGCGGATGGTCATTGTCATAGATGGATAGTTGTCGATTAGATATGCGTCAATATCAAAAATGAAATCGCGCTCATAATCAGTTTTTACAGGCATCAGAAGTCATCCTCTTTATTTACTTCAGTTGTTGGCAAAGCACGAAGTTCATCAAGAACAGCAACTTCAGTAGGAACGCCAGAGATCTCTGCAGAAAGAATTTGTACTGCATCTGTAACGCTGGCAATAATTCCTTCTTTATCTCTGTCAGAACGAAGATCGCGGAGCTGCTCATACATATGAGTGTCAGAAACACGCTCGCCATCTAGGTAGATGTTGGCGAATGAAGGACGCATGCCTTGATCACCACGCTTGGACCAGAAGGTAAACGGTGTGTTGAAGTCATACATCGTTGACCCCATGATGCCCATCAAAGCTGTGACGACAGCTTGTGACCACATGGTTTCTACACCAGAAGTGAAGCAAAGCTTGATACCACCAGGACCACGCAGCTTGAGATTTAGTTTTGATGCTTTGAATGTACCAATGTCATGAACAATTTCAATGCCATAGCAGACAACATTTTTGAATGATTGTAGTGGCTTGCCGTTTGCTTGATTAAGAAGAGCAATGGGCTTGGAGTCTTTGTAGAAGAAAAATACAGCGTCAGATTCTTTCATTACGCCAACTCCAATAAGTAGGTCGTAATCAACTGGCGCAGATAGACCACCAGTAAACTCAGAAATAATTGAAGCAGGATTAGCGATTGTCATAGTAAAAAGTAAGTGAATGCCATATAGGCAATAGGAAATAAAGGACCCATTAGGGTCCGTATATCAGCGGTTTCGAGCAGGATCTAAAGCCATTAGCCGATTGGCTTGTGCTTGACAACGATCAGCTACTAGTTGATAAACCTCTTGTGGGTTATCAGCTTCGTGCTCTCGAATTAATTGCAGCAGGAAATGCATGAACAGTCCTGTTAGTTCGCTTGTATTTTTCATTCGTCAGGCAGGTGCTAGTTCTCCAGCCATCTCAGCCAACTTGGCTGTAGCGCGGCATTGAAGAACGATCCAGGCAAGCTCACCTGATAGTTGATTTGTGTCGCAGAAATATTCGATTGTGTCGTCTATCAAACCTTCCAGCTCGGACAGCTGGTCGCGTGACAATTGCATTCATGAGAGATATAAGTGTTCAAGCCCATCGCCGGGCACAACATAAATATAGCGCCCATTAGGGCGCATATGCTTGGTAACTAATACTTATTTAATATCAACGACGACGACGTGCAGCCTTACGATCCGCTTTACGCTTTTCAGCTGCATTGTACTGTGCGCTTCCAACTATGTTTCTTTGTGTCACGCGCTTAGATGTCGAACCGTAGGTTTTGCCACCTCGCTTCATGGATTTGATTTTTCCATCAGCACCTCTACGTGTTGCTGATGTAACTCCACCAGAGGCATTACGTTGACTAGAACGTGTTGAACCGTCGGCATTAGTACGCTTACGTGAAGTAGTACCGTCCCTGTTAGCTCGTTGCTTAATCGTGGCACCCTTCTTAGTTTTCCTAGTAGCGATTTGCCCCCGGCGTCCAGAGTAAGTAGTAGTAGGCATTAGTTTAAATACAATTCTTTTTAAATTGTATCAACTAAATATTGCTTAATTACCAGAGCCCTGGGATCATTTGTCCAGTTACTGCATAACTACCAAGTGCTGCGATAATACCCAGCATTGCCAAACGGCCATTCAGTTTTTCAGCTTTTGTGTTGTGGTCCATGGTGATCTCCATTACTTGCATTTGTGGTTCTTTGGCGTAGATATTTGTTCTTCCGCCGTCTTCAATTATTGTAGTCATTTCTGTAATGTTTTGTTAAGCATCTTAAGTATAACCTCGAATTCTTGGTAACGAGGGTTGCGAATAGAGATATTATTTTGCATGTAGATAACTACAGCAGCGCGAACATCGTTTAATTGTTCTTGAGTCAAGTCAATCATGATATTAAAAAAGGCCCTCGTAATGAGAGCCTAGCAAATAAATAGTTCGTAAAACAATATTGTCAGTGAATGCCATACCGCTTATTGTAATTCTTTTCCTTACGGCGTTCAATATCATTAACTCTTTGGGCACGAGCAGCATTATTAGCTTGTGCTCTTTTTCCAGTACCAGAGTTAGCACTGCCTTTATTCAGTTTAGTAATTTTTTTATTGGCTGCTGTTGTGGCCCTGGTGGGATTTTTTTTAGCAACAGATTTGCGTTGAGTGCTGGTACGTCCGCCACGTCCTGTAGCCATGATAAATATATCGAATTACATATAGTATATCAATAAAATTCTAAAAAGTGTGTCAATCATTTGACAGTACTAGAAAGAACTTTGTTTGATCTGTTGGTGAGTTTTCATAACACGAAATGTCACCGTATTCTTTATGTTCTTTGTATCCAACCATCTTTCCTTTTGTATTCATGAGGGCTGGCATGAATGCAATTAAAAGGAATACAGATGGAGCACCAATAAGTAGTGCGCCGCCGATTACGTAGTAGGTGAGAAGTTCAATCATTATTTATACTTTGGTTATGTTTGCTGTGCTTAAGCACATACTCAGTAAGACGTTGTAAGTGCTTTGGACTATCTTCGACAAGTCCTAATACGATGTTGCAATCCTTGCAGAGTAGTTCTCTTACAGTTCCAGTTACATGGTCGTGATCCACACACCATTGGTTGTGCTTTCCTCTAGGTTCTGAAGTACCGCAGCAGGCGCACTTGGAGCCTTGAGCAAGCACCATCCTATTGAAAGTAGCAAGAGTGATGCCGTAATTACGCTGATAGTGTAAATCTCTTGCTCGTTCTGGGTCTCGGGTAGCCTTAACCCTTGTTTTAGTACACTCTTTACATTCATATTTATAACCGTTAGGTCGTGAGTTGTCTACATAAAACTCTGATATTTCTTTTATTGTTTTACACTTGCAACATTTTCGTTCCATAAAAAAGGCCCACACTTGTGAGCCTATCTAAACTAATTGACGCTTGTGGATTAACCGATAGAAGGTGCAGTTAAGGCTACAGATGTAGTCTCAGCAGCAGCTAAGTCTAACGGAAAATTATGAGCGTTACGTTCATGCATCACTTCCATTCCAAGACCACCACGGTTCAAGATGTCAGCCCAGGTGTTAATCACACGTCCTTCAGAGGACTGGATTGGACTGGTTGAAGTTGAAGCCGTTCAAGTTGAAGGCCATGGTTGATACACCAAGGGCAGTGAACCAGATACCAACGACCGGCCACGCAGCTAAGAAAGAAGTGCAGTGAACGGGAGTTGTTGAATGAAGCGTATTGGAAGATGAGACGACCGAAGTAGCCATGGGCTGCAACGATGTTGTAGGTCTCTTCCTCTTGTCCAAACTTGTAGCCGTAGTTCTGTGACTCGGTTTCAGTCGTCTCACTTACAAGTGAAGAGGTAACGAGTGAGCCGTGCATTGCAGAGAACAGTGAGCCACCGAATACACCAGCTACTCCCAGCATGTGGAAGGGGTGCATGAGGATGTTGTGCTCTGCTTGGAACACCAGCATGTAGTTGAATGTGCCGGAGATGCCAAGTGGCATTGCGTCAGAGAATGAACCTTGGCCGAATGGATAGACGAGGAAGACTGCAGATGCTGCAGCAACAGGTGCAGAGTATGCAACGCAGATCCATGGGCGCATACCTAACCGGTAGCTAAGTTCCCATTCGCGTCCCATGTAAGCGTAGATACCGATAAGGAAGTGGAACACAACGAGCTGGAAGGGTCCGCCGTTGTAGAGCCACTCGTCGAGTGAGGCTGCTTCGTAGATTGGGTAGAAGTGAAGTCCGATTGCGTTCGAAGACGGGACAACTGCTCCTGAAATAATGTTATTTCCGTAAAGGAGCGATCCAGCAACTGGTTCACGTATGCCATCGATATCTACAGGTGGTGCGCCTACGAAGGCGATAATGAAACAGATGGTTGCAGCAAGCAACGTAGGAATCATCAAGATGCCAAACCAGCCCACATAGAGGCGGTTGTCAGTTGATGTAACCCACTTGCAAAACTGCTCCCAATTGGACTGAACGCCAGAAGCGCCAGTAAGAATTGTTGAAGCCATTTAATTAATGCGGTGTTTTGTTTATTTGGGTTAGTACTCGCGTGTGGTTAACGCTACTTAACAATCATACCTTGAATGTTAAGGAATGAACACAGTATATATACTTAAAGGTCGAGATCTTGGGTTCTAATTTTATAGTCTCGCTGGAAATCTCGTGATTGCTTACGTTCTTTAAGCTCGTGTTCGAGATGTGAGGAAAATCCTTTTGTAGTTGGATGCTTAATAGTCTTTGACATTCTTTTCTCCTATTTAGTTTTAGTTAGGAGCAGGGAATGCTCCCAACTATGTTTAATATATCAGCGAATCACACACTGGTGAGATTAAATATAAGTGAAGCTTACATAATCTACACCTGGGTGCGTAAGTCCGATTGCTAATGCTGCTCCGTACGATAAGTCAAGCTCGCGAGCACCAATAAAGGGGCCACGATCGTTGATACGTACATCCACGCATCCTTGGTAACAAACACGTAATTTTGTACCGAAAGGTAGCGTCTTATGTGCGGCGGTATGTCCGTACATATTGTAAGTTTCGCCGTTGGCTGTGGTCCTGCCGTGGAAATAGCTACCGTACCAGGAAGAAAGCATGGAGCCTCCTGCCTGGACGGATGTGCCGAGGCTGAAGATTGCAGCAGCAGCGATAGCAGCTAATAGATTTAATAAACATTTAGTTCATAACATTAAACTAAACCTAGAGTTAACAAATAGGGAGCACAATTAAGTGCTCCCAATTATATATCTAGCACGACAGGTTCCACTAAGGTCACGTGCGTATAGCAAAGGCTTTGCGATTTGCTGATCTGAGCACCAATACCGAATGTGCCACGTGCAAACTGAGCACGAGTTTTGGCAGCAGTCTGATTACGAGTGCTTGTTTCTATTTGGGTAATAGCATTAAAGCCATTCCAAAGAGAGAATGAGGCATACTCTGAGCCATAGCCAGCACGGAATGCTTGCTCTAGCTTCTGACGTTTACGTAGGACATCACCTTCGTCTACGTTATATACCTCATCAACGAACTCGTTGAACTGAGACATATTCATAGCTGTACGTGAGAACTCACGCATCAGGTCACATTCATGAGCAAAGTCTTGACGCGATACATCAATGCTGTTGATAAGAGCATCGAAGTTTGCGTTGGCAGTGCCCTTGTGAGTGATGCTTGAAGAAGCACCAGTGTCACGCAAGGCAGCAGTCAGTGTGTTCTGACAGACAACACGGATGTTGGTGAACTTTGCACCACAACCGGTCTTGCCGTCATGACCTAAGTAGCCGACGATGCGTCGTTTGACTGTGTCGCCAGGGACGATGTCCGTCTCCGCACCACGGAGTGTGGCGGTAAAGCAGACTTTGGCCCCGTCAGATAGAACGATGACGCAGTCCATGTCTGCCTCTTCGCGGATAAACTCCGCCATGCGAAGCAGCGATTCGTTTTGAACGATTTCGTACTGCTTGGTAACGACACCGAGCAAAGCTTGGGTGTCAGTACGGACAACTCCGAAGACACCTGCTGGTTCGTATGAAATACGTCCTGGCAAGTATCCATCGGTAGTTCCGTTGTCGTATTGACGGGGAACTTGAAGCTCTCGCTTCTCGACAGTAAATAGTGCGTCTGCTGTTTCAAACGCCTCTCGCGCTGGAAGCGTGCCAGGGGTGACAACCCCCTGCCCGTGCCATGCACGTTCGCCATTGCCGAGCCAGCCAGATGTGAAATTTGCGGACATTTTGATGTAGCCATGTATTGGACACAAGTTGTAAAAGGCCCCGTTAGGGGTCCTCCAAAGTATGGCGATTAGTTTTTAAGAAACAATGTGGTTAAATATACATTTCCTGAGTTACTTATGTCTGCATGTTTATCAGCCTAAGATTTGTTAAGTTAACAATCAAAAAAAAAATTAAGCCTGAAGATCAATGAACTGAGATATCTTCTCAGACATTTCCCAACCACCTTTATATTTCCCTGTTTTGCAAGCAACTAGATGCTCACAGGCAAAACATGGATGTCCATAACATTCTTTAGTAAGCCGTTTGTCAGCTTGGATACGTCTGAATGTAAATAATGAATTGATATATCCACAGTTTTCTGAATGTTTGTGCATAAAACAGCGAGTGGCTTCATACATCACTTCAGACATTGTCATGCCCCAAGCATTCGCGTAGTCCTTTAATACTGCGTGACACGGGTCAGGCATTTGAACTTGAATTTTTTTCATGTCTGACAGGTGTCACAGGAACAATTATTTGGTTGTTCTTTAAGCAAGTGCTTATATTCATCAGCAATTTCCCAGTCGTTTTTGTATAGACCAGTTCTGCACGCAAGTTGATGCTTGCAGCACCGGCACAGATATCCGTAGCAAGGCTTTGCAGAACGCTTATCTGGGCTGATCCCTTGTTTTCGAAGTATTCCATCTGCTAACTCGCAGATTTGAGAAGAGGCGTGTATGTGCTGTTTCGCAGCCTCATACATCAGCTCTCCCATGGTCATGCCCCAATAAGCGCAGTACTCTTTGAGGACAGCAGCAAATTGTTCGTCAACCTTGACGTCGATCCGCTGCATAAATGCGAATATGAGAATGATTCCTTCTTGAACATAGGGGCAATGAGCCCGATCGGACACGATTTGAGCAAATTAGTTCTCGGTAAAGTTTTATTAAGTATTCATTATTAACATAATTCTGTAGCAAGGGTACAACCGTGGTTTTTTGCTTGTATTCAGCTGCAAGGGAAGGGAAGTGCTCATAGAGTACCCCAATAGAATTATGGGAAAACTACGTTTGCTACGCTTCTCCCTTATATATCTCTTTTTTAATGCACCTCTCCTCTATTTATTTAATGGTTATATAGAGAATTAGCGTAGTTAGCGTAGCTTTTTATATAGCAGATACTAAAAAACCCAGTACTTGACTGGGCTTTGGATGCTACGCAATTGTTGGCGTAAATTGAAAAACGTCTTTGACGCCGCCTGTATTTGTAGCCAAATTTTATTGAGCAAACTCATTAACGTCGGTAGTAGCTCGATAAGGATTTGCTTCTGCAGAATCGTATGCCATATCTTGAAAACTACTCTTATAAGGAGATAGATTTCCGCCAGCGCCGTAGCCTTCTTCCCAATTAGCAAGAATATCTTCTTGCTTACGGAGTTCAGGTGACTTTTCATATGGTTCGTCAGTTAGATCAGGTGTGATAGAAGTATTAGTTTGTTCGTCATCGTTAGTAGACAAAGCATCAATTTTATCTTTTAGTAAACGTTGAGCATCGTTAACTAAGTTGTTTGTGACACCAGTAACATCTTTAATGGAAGAGTATTTACCTCCATTACCTGCTTTCTTGTGAAGCTTGTGAGCGCCACGTTGATAGGCAACATAGTCAGATAGTTTTCCGTCGCCTTCTATATCGTCCATATGCTGAGCACTGGTGCGATAGTCAAAGTCATTACGGATTCGATCTTCGACAGCTGCTCTTAAGGCATCATCGTCAAAGTCTTCGTAACGACTGCCACCATGTGCGTCGTTGGTGAATTGATCTTGATCAATTCCATATGAGTCTGCCAACCCACGAATGTAATTACGCTGGCCCATAAGGCCTAATTTGTCGAACTTCTGTGGCCTGTCTCTTCCCATGACACAATTAAATAGCTTTTAAATCTATTTTACTTGGTCTGAAGTTGACTTTTTAGGTTTGTAGTAAAGAGGCTCGTCAAGATAATCGCAGACAAGTTCTGCTAACTCCCAATAGTGAGTAAACCAGTCGGCTATTAGTCCTGAGTGGGGTAGTGCGTGATATCGATATTCGACATCATCTATTTCGTCAAGAATTTTGTCGCGTAGTTCCTGCTTGTTCATTCATAGAGTCTAAGCATAAATAGTAATTAGTGCTGTCCATTAGCCCTAGTTACTTATACAAATTGCATACAATTTATAAAGGAGAAGTTACTTATGTAAAACGTAAATAACACATAGGTATATAGATATGAGTGCCATCCGGAAAACCAAGACTTAGATTACATCAGCAAGCTGGCAGAGAATTTTCCGCTGCGAGTAATTATGAATTAATCAACAAAGCTAAGGCAATATTAGAAAATGAGCTGCAAGGCTATCGGGATGTATCCATTAATCCTAACGGTCGTCTGCATATAAGTTCAAAAGCAAATGCTCTTGATGAGAGCGAGTCCCAACAAATACTTTCACTATTGCTAGGAGCACATGCTGAAACAGAAGCGCTAAAAGGACGTAGTATTCGGCCTAATGCCCCTGTTACGCAAGCTGAGCTTGAAGATAGAGCTGTTCTAGAGGAAATAATAGGTAGAGGGTTAATATCTGCAGAGGTAATAAATAATTTTGCAGCCAAGGGTTTTAGAGATCCTTCTAAAGTTTCTACAGATGATTTAAGTCAGAAGTTTCAAGATGACCTATTTCAAATTGGGGCTGGGTATGAACCTGGAACAGGAGCTGCTTATACGTTGCAGCATAAACAATCAGGACATTTATTAGATGATAATTTATATCCTGAGTTAGGACATTCTATTGATAATATTGAACAACAATCAAGAAAAGTAAATCAGGTCACGGCTGATTCAGCAAAAGGCAGATCAGTAATTAATCCAAAATATAAATCGATCGTAGATCAACGAAAAGCGGCATTAAATATGATTCGTGATCAATATCAGAAAGGGTATAAAGATACTGTTTATAATGATGATGGTGATTCAGACATTTACGGTAGCGCTTTGGATGAATTAATTAACGAAATTAGAATGGCTGACCCTGAAGTGTTAGCTGGTTATAACAAGTTAAAACAGAGTGCATTACAAGAAATTGATGCCAAGCGTGATGCTCAAGCTGCAGGTGCAGTGGTTGGAGAGAAGCCAACAGTAATCAATGCTGGTGAAGGATCACGTGTCTATGTTGAAGGCAGTAACGGCAATGGAAACGGACATAAAGTCGATAAAATTAAAGCAGCGATGAAGAATGGAAATGGGAACGGTAAACATTAAGTTAGTTCCAGCAACTTAGATATTCATCAGTTGAAACTAGGATTGTTTCCGTCAGAGGAAGGCGTGTCATTGATATTTGGTCTACGTCCATATAATCAACAGTCATAACGCCAGGGCTGGTTTCGATTGCACCGACGATAAACACTGACATAAGTAATGTGCACATATTTATTGCATGAATAGATCACTAAAAAATAGGCTAGCCAATAGGCCAGCCATATGTGTCAGTTGACAGGAAGGTTCGATTCGATTGTTTGAATCGCCTCGCGTAATGTTGCACCTGCATAACCAGATGCACCTGAGTAAAACTCAGTAGGCTCTGCATAGATGTCCTCTTGTGATTGAGGCCAGCTAAGAGGACGTGCCTTGCGACAGTAGCCTTCAGAGAGACGCATCATCGTGAGCAGATGATCAAGTTGATATCTAGGAATAGAGACCATCTCAAATTCGAAGTTCATGTGTTCCGTATAGGGGACACAAAGAACTAAACCGCCCATTAGGGCGGAAGGTTGTTTAAACGACCCATGCGAGATTTGAACTCGCGATACCACCGTGACAGGGTGGCGTGATAACCGCTTCACTAATGGGTCTAGTAGGGGCATGGGGTTTAAGACCCCAGTACCTAGTAATCACTCTTGGAAGCAATAAGTAACCATCCAATCCATTACATGGCTGGCTGAACGTAGTTCCATCCAGAATGCTTCTAGTTCGAGGCGTTTGTGATCACCTCGGTAGCCCTGGAGTGTTGCGTAGTAATGAGGAGCCATTTCTTGCAACTCACGCAAGACACGGGGTACATGTGAATCTGCAATTACAGGACCTGCTTGACAGGCTTGCATGACATGAGTGGCTTCATGGGAAACCACTTCCCAGACAGCGTCTGCATCTTGCATATCGACTGCGTTCTTACAGATCGCCATTAAGTCAATGCTGTTCTGTGGGTCATAGCTGTAGTAACCCATTACTCCTTCTTGAGAACAATTTTGAATTGAGACGGTAGTACCAGTCTGTTCTACAAGTTCTACAAGTGAACTCACATCTTGCCAGGATGTTGCACTTGCAGGCAATGCAAGAGCTAGTCCAGCAAGGACAGAAAATATTTGTTTGATCATTTTATTAATTCGCTTTAATGGAGTGTGGGTATAAGGATTCCAAAAATCATGCCTAGGCAGTACATAGCCAGGCCGTAAACAACAGTCGTTTCCTTCATATAAGACTATACTCTACGTTATTAATTTAGCGTGATTTATAGTCCATAGGGAAATACTTGTTCAGGATGTGCAGCCCAATATTCATCATTTTTTCTGAGATGCACGGCGTCGATGCCTTGCATGTGAGCGCCTTGAATGTTGTAAGGGGAGTCATCGAATAGTGTCCCAACTTGGCGGTAGTCTTCTTGTAGTTTTTGAAGCATTGCTTGCTTAGCAACACCAGATGGTTCCCCACCAGTGCTCAGCATGATTTGATCAAACGGTACGTTGTGCCGTTGAAGCCATTCGATAGTCTCTTGAAGACGTTCAGCAGGACGTGCTGTAGCGATAGCAATACGGTCGCCCTTGCTTGCAAGTAATTGCGCAAGTTCTACGACTGCTTCGTCAGCAGGAAAGTCCCGTGCAGCGTCAAAGAACTGATCTTTAGTCAGACCAGTGTTGTCAAAGCCTTCAGGCTTACGAGTAAGAGTGTCATCTACATCAAAAGCATGAACGATTGCCCGTTTATCAGCAGGGGTTAGTTCGGCACCCTTAAAAAGATCACCGGCAAACTTTCTCATATCTCTATTCGAGTAGATATTATTTATTGTAGTAATGTTGATAAAATTAATAGATATAAGTCATATGTAATATGTCAAGAATAAGTCTTGCTAAACAGTTAGGAGGAGATCGTTTAGAAGCAGCTGCAGATGCACTACTTAACGACTTGACGGGGTCTACCCGTTATGGCAAGACAAGGGAAATGGATTATGTATTTCCTGGAGATCGCCTGACTGCAGATAATGTTGATGAGAGCATCACCCGTCTTGGCGCACGTAATCCTGCACAACTCACGTATGGGCTTGATGGCAGCATCGTGGGAATTGAGGGAGGAGACGTTATACGCAACAAGAAAGGAGGGATCAACATTGATCAAGTGCCGTCCCCCTATGGGAGGGACTACGTCAAGTACAGCCCTTCAGTAGTCGATAGCACTACAAGTGAACTAGTAGAAGCTCAGTTGTATCCAGAGCGCTTTACAGGCGCTACAGGCCAGCTAGGAGCTGCAAGAGATATGGGCTTGGCCCACAGGTACAACGACTACGAGGGATACAGGGCAATTAATGACCGTATGGAGGTCACACCGGAAGCATTGGCGCGGTTTGGTGCAGTAGTCACCAAAGGAAAGGCAGATAAGCCTGTCGCGGCAGCAATGTCAGGTGGAGGTGCCATCCTCGGAAGCCGTGGAGACACCGTGTTGATTCCAGGGACAGACAAGGTATTCAGTTCATTACCCAGTGATGAGAAGGCTGCTTATTTAGGTGAGAGGGGAGATGTCTTTCTTAATCAGTGGCTACAGCAAAAGGGTGGTTCGATGGGAACAGCACAGTCAGTGATATTCCCTCCTGGGAGACCTAGCCATATGGACCACATCCAATCGCTGTCAAGCAGCATTGATGCGAAAGGTCCGGCAGGGTGGGGTTATAGCGATGATCCAACTAACTTCAGCTATTTAGACGCTGACTACAACGTCAATACAAAGCTGAACTACGACTTACAGACGGTGCATCAGCTCGGTCGTTTAGCCGACACCATGCGTCAAGACGGATATGGAGCACGGCTACCTAAGAACCTCACTGATAAGGAGTTAGGCGATCCAGACCGTAAGCGTCTGTCTCAGAATGAGGCCATTGGTGAGTTGGTCATGAAGACCATTCCACCTACGGCAGACACAAGGGAGCTGGAGTACGCCTTAGGGATGCTTCGTCAAGCAGAGCGTGAGCAAATGCAGTGGACTGGTGGGTTAGCTAGCTGAACTCATCCATCCCTTGCATAAATTGGAGGGTAGGGCCGTATGCGGCCTGAATCTCGCGTGTTAGTGCTTTGAGCTTTAAAGCGTTGTGCACAGAACGAACAGTAGATATTGCAGATATGTCGCGAGCTTTGGCAGCAGAATTTACAGTTTGTTGAATAGAAGCTAGATCAGATAAACGTTCTCTATTGAAATTCATGATCGTCAAATTGATGGAAAGTCAGCAGCAGTAAACGGAACAGTTTGTCCGTATGCAGCTGCCATGTCACGTTGGGTCTGACGAGCAATGATTCGTTGAGCTTCGTCTTGACGTGCTTTCATAAGTTGCTCATTTCTCAGCATTGTTTGTGACATTGCTTGGAAAATACGATTGTTTCCAGCAAAGCGTTCAATATTCATAGCTAAAACACACAGTATTTATATTCTAAAGTTTTCCCTCAACTACAGAATTATGTGGAATTGATGTATATCCGTCAAATTCACCCTTGAGGACAGGGATGTGGATATTTTCTGTGACCCATCGGCAGTCGTCTTCTGTTGGTCCAGTGACCATGCGGTCGCCAGACTTAAGCACAGAAGTATAAAGGCCAAACCTTGACTTTTGGATTGAAAACTCATATGTCTCCTTAGTTTTTCTAGGCATTTGTATATTTAAGCTCTGTCCAGTTTAGTTAGAAACGTAAAAAAGTGGCCCTCATTAGAGGACCACATTGATCATTAAGCAACAGGTTCGAGAGCAGGAGCTTTGTCGATAACGACGTCACCTGCGTCATCTTTCTTGTAAGCACCGTAGCCACCACTCAACACAACAGCGTTGGTGAGTTTGAGCTCAGGGCGACGACGATACTCTGTTTTACCTGTCTTTTTGTCGAAGTAGGTTTCAGAGAAACCAGACAGATGACCGGTGACAGTAATCGTACGTCCTGTCCAATCGCGATTGGATTTGATGAAGGTGTCAAGCAAACCGTTGTTGCTGTTGATCTTGACGGCAATAGCTTGTCCATCACTGACAAGATCAGAAAGAACGGTCATGGAGAGAAACTCTCCATACTGACCGACAACGAGCTCTGCGAAGGACACTCGACCAGTGATGGTGAGAGCGTTGAAGTCCGCAAAGGTCTTCTTGTCGTTGGAAGTTGTCATGAGAAAAAACTCATATAAAGAACACGAGAAAAAAGAGGACCCATTAGGGTCCGTAGGTTGTTACTCACAACAAGGTGCGGGTATGACAGTGAAATCGTCATCGCACACACTGATTGTCGTCAGGATGTTCATGACTGCCTGTAATTTACCGGCATCTTTTGCCCATCCGACTGCTACAACTGTGTCATTGCTTTCAGCAAGACGTTCTGCTGCTTTTGTGTGCCATTCCATAAGGCTATGGATGATCTCACAGGCAGCAAGCTTGTGCACAATCGGATGATTGATCTCGTCAGTCATATCAGAGAGCTTGTCACGGACAACTTCTGAGACTTCGTCTGCAGTACGTCCGTCATAGGGAGCTGCTTCTTTATCTACAGGCTCCACTTCTTGTTGAGCATTGACCATCAGATCCGCAAGATCTTCGAAGGAAATGCTGTCAGGAGTTGCGCTCATATTTTATGCGTAAAGAACATTAGAAACTTAAGGACCCATTAGGGTCCAAAGTTCTACCTGTGAGCTACTTGCTTAGCGATACGGATGTATTGTTTGCGTTTGTTAGCAAGATAATTAGCCACAATGATGTTCATGGTCTCCATGTGTAGTACATGAGTAAAAAGAGACCCCATTAGGGGCCTCGTGTTCTTAGTGATGAGGTCGGCGGCATAGCCACTCATCTGATTCCATCATCGCTTCACGGATGATGTATGCACGACGTGCCGCTTCTTCGGAAAGCTCTTGATATTCAAGAGTACCGGGGCAGTCATGTGGATCCAGAGGTAATTCAGTCATACCTATATTGTTATGGACAATGGAGTCAAAACCCCCTATTAGGGGGGTCTTATGTGTTACTCAGACGAGCGCAGCACAGAAGTGTGCATGCTCAGCGTCAGAAATGAAATCACCGATTGCTTCGTTGACAAGAGGTACAGAACCATCATTTAGATGGGTGTACTCCTCTTCTTTCGTGAGGTAGCTGAAGGCGTCTTCGTTCTGAGCAACTACAAGACTGATGCCAGGTACCAGTGTGTCACTGATGATCTGGAAGTCGTAAGTAGTCGCCATAAAGACAGAATGATGAAGAACATCAATTCTTAGAGGACCCATTAGGGTCCTAGGCTGTCCATTCTTCGGAAGCTTCGGCAACAAATCGTGCTCTATTTGGAGCTCGTTGATTGTTTCCTTAAGCTTGTCGGCAGCACGTTCATATGAGAGTAATCTATTTTGTAGGACAGCGATTTCATCCGCTGCTTGTTTCTGTCTGAGCTCTGCATATTTGGCATCTGAGATGACATAGACATCTCCGCCAAAGGGGATTTGAGCCATATCGTTTATTAAATGGAAGGGTGAGAGGTTATAGAAGGACATCCTGCTTCTTTATATATACCGGACTTCTCTAAGATAGACTGTCCAGGTCTCTACGTTGGTGTGTAGAACCGTCCTGGTTCTTGGTAATTTCCCGAACCATATCGTCGTAGAAGTCGTCGCCAAACTGTCGTCGTACCTTCTTCTCTAGGTCTACTCCACCAAGTACAGATACATCGTTATAGATGATCTGATAAAGGTAGGATAGTGCCTTCTGGTGAGACATACTTTCGACTACTGCGGAAGCGTATTCTTCCTTAGCTCTCATGAGCTCTCGTCCTGTTAATGCAGTCATCACTGATATCGTCCGTTAGATGTACGGTTGCGCTTGAAGCTATAAGTTGCAACTGTAGCTGTAGCAAACAGTCCCAACATACCAATGATAGCCAGGATGATTGTAGATGAGTCGTATGTAATCATTAGATGATGATATAAAGAACATGTATAAATAGACCACCCATTAGGGTGGATATTCTTATGGTGTAACCACTGCTATATCTTCCTTAGGGAAGATGAATGGCAGTAGAACCATAGGGAATGCTAGCACTTCCATGTGGAGACCCACGGTAATTGCTGCATAGATTGGTAGTAGAACTTTCATAGTCTGTGTATAGATAACACAGAAGAAAAGAGAGCTTGTTAATGCTCTAGTTCATGGCAGGAGGAGAGAATCTCCACTGCTTCTTTATTAGTGATTGTTCCTTGTTGTGTGGCATATGCCAACTCCACTGCCACCTCAGTGCACATAAGTGAACTATTAGGTGGTACGGCAGTGAACAATAGGGTAGTTATAAGTATCGTCTTAATCATTTCTTAATAAGCCTAAACGTCCTCGTCGATAATGTTGCCAAGGGAGTTGCCAAGTACGGCAGCAGTAATAGGTGCGGCAAGGTAGGAAAGATATCCACCTGCCAACCGTCCTTGCTGTCCTAACCGTGCAGGACGTCCCGCATCTTCCATAAGAGCAAGTGCATTCTTACTGGCAAGAGCTTCATCAAGAAGAACAGGGGAGGCTAATGCAATAGTTCCGAGCATAGCTTCGTCAAGATCGTCATCGCCAGGGGTCATAGCAGCAGCTGCAATAGGAGTAATTCCAGTAGCAGCACCCAAGGCGACAGCGAGCTTAGGATTGCTAGAAACTAAGTCACGAAGGCGTCGAATCTTATCCCCAACAGGGGAGTTAAGAGAGGTCTGATGTCCTAATTCGTGAGCAAGATAAATCTCGTCAGCATTAGGGTTGTATTGAATAGTGCTAGGCAGACGTTGTCCTTTAGCAATATCCATTTGTCCATCAGGACCAGGTGCATACCTTGAACCATGGGAGGCATACCGCATTGCATTCAATGCATCCAATAATTCAGGATCATTAGATTCAATCATCTCCCTCAGTTTTGCACCAGTGGGAGCTTCATTAGCGTTTAAACCAAGACTTGAATTGGATTAGAACCAGCAGCTTTCTCTGCCCGTTCACCATATGCTTTAAGCAGACTGTCACGTGCACCAGGTCCAGCAGCACGTTTGTGAGGCTTGGCCCGCATCAAGTCTCGTTGAGCAACAGCACCGGGAATTTGTGCAGCTAGTAATGTAAGTAAAGGATGCACGGTATGATATTAATGCAGTAATTCAATTGTAGAAGAAAACAAAAACCCCCCGTAAGGGGGGGGAGACTCAGAGCTCAGGGTCACAGAGATCGGCAGGCCACTGAACGTAGACCTGGGCTGGAGTACCGCAAGAGCGGTAGAACTCAGCCATGTTCTGTGCTTCTTCATAAGAAGAGAACTCTTGAGTCCGAATGTCATCCGTATAAGGAGGACGGTATTGAACAAAGTTCATAATAATGTAAATGAGAAAGAACACAGTGAAATAAACCCCGCGTTAGCGGGGTAATATGTCAGAAGTGAAGGTTGTTAATTTGCTCTGTGGAGGGGACGTAGTCAAGACGAACGTCGTCCCAGTCTTCGAAAGACTTAGCAAATGACTTTGCTTCTTGATACGAGTCGAAGCATTCACGAACAGCATCAAAGCTGTCGTTACCGCAGATCTCGTAATGAGTGACTGTGTACATCGTGAAGATGTGAAGAACACAGTGAAATAAACCCCCCGTAAGGGGGGAGTGAGCTCAAGCCGCAGCGGCGGGAGCGGGAGCAGAAGCTTCAGCAGCAGGAGCAACCTGTGCTTTGTCATCTGACTTTGCAGTGAAAGGGTTGATAGACAAGCCCTTTGATTGACGATCACCTGCGTAGATCAGTCCAGCCGAGATGCCGGAGGCAGCAAGAACTTGAGCAGGAAGCACAGCGGTAACGAGTGCAACACCTGCGACACCGGTACCAGCGGCTACAAGCACGCCAGCGGTTGTCAGAGTGTTCTTGTCGAGCATGCCTTTAGATCCAGCAAGAAGTGCAGGACCGTCAGCTTGATCGACGAGGAAGTCAAAGTTTGACATGTTAGGAATGAAATGTAGAACATGAATAAATAAAGAGCGCGTTAGCGCTCAGCAGTTGTATGTACTGGAAAGCTGTGTCTAGAAAGGGATGTCGTCGAACTCAGCTTTCTCCATAGGCTGATCAAGGAAGAGTGGATACTCTTCATCGGGAGCATTACAGTCAAAGTTGTAGACAACGCCAACGTAGTTGCCGTCCTCATTTATGTACGTGTAACCGGAGTTACCGAACTGTTGAAGGAAGATCATGATTTAATTATGTAAAGAACATACATAATTAGAGAGCGCCTTAGCGCTCAATAACCCTCACGAGTTCCCTTAGTGGTAGGTGTGGTAGGTTCACACAACACAGAGGCCGAGAGACATCTAATGTTACGCACAAGTTCTAACGTAAGTTATGAACGACAGTTATCCAACTGAAGTAACTGGTGCTTACAAATGTGAACGCAAGACGAGAACGAACACAACACAATAGTTAACATTAAGTGTTGAACTAAAGATATTGTGTGAGTTCTACTTGCGTGAACAGAAGAATAAACGTGAGCTCAATTGCGTAAGCAATTACGAGCGAACTACAGTAGTAATGAGCGAGCGAAGCGAGCGGGTGAAACCCTTGTGCTCTACTAGTTTATTTTTTTTGTTCCACCGGCCGATCGGGAACAGAGGGTAT